ATTTTTAAATGTATCCGGATTGTATTTAATATTATTATTGAGATTAAAGATATTGGAGGCAATATTTGTATAATGTTTATTAATATTTAATACAAATCCTGATCCAATGATCATTAGAGAAGAAAAAAGAAAGAATAAGAATATTTTCATTATTTTATATTATTATAAAATATCTTTAAATAATAATAGACTATGTCATCAGATGAGATAATTTATGTAAATGAAGATATACCAGAAATCGAATATTATGAATTGGTGAGTATGGAAGATTTAATAAAAGAAAATCCCAATTTTATCGCATTTTCAAAAGAAGAGATATATAACGAGCTTTTTAATTTTGTTAAAACAAAATCAAAGTCGGAAAACTTTTTAAAATTATTTTATGAGATAATCAATCGAAACAAGACAAATTCTAATAATTTTATTATTGTTGCTGATGCAGATCGTGGAAATTTTGAGGAAGAAGACATTGCAGAATTTATATCAAATCTAAAGAAATATGATAAAATGAATGACATTGATTTAGCTTTTAAATCTAAGAATAAATTATGGTTTCCGTTAAATTATAGTATTGATAATAAGCTAACATTCAAAGCAGAACAGAAGACAGTTATTGAGATTTCTGAAAATAATAATTATATTATCTTCAAAGACGATGAAAGAAATATTCCAATTTTAGGTGTATATTTATATAGTCCGGTTACTATTTTAGAAGATTATCTGAATGATAAGATTATGTCACATCTACATTCTCCTTTAAAACTTGAAACATTATCAGCAGACGGATATAAGGAATTTGAAGACTTGATGAATGATTATAAAATCGAGCTTCCATTAGATAAGATAGATATTGACAATTATAATTATAGCAGTATCAATTTATTATTGCAGAAATATAATTATAATTTGGATAATATTTCAATAGATGATTTGAATAAGATTAAAACTTATCTTGAAAATCTGCAAAAATCGGAAAAACCTGATAAAATTGTTTATGGTAAGATTAAGAATGAAAAAGCCGTTATTCATAATCCTCGCTATACTTTTTTTAATATCATGAAAGAGGTTAAGTCGCTTATAGATTTAACATTAAAATCGGTTGACAGTATTGCAAAATCATTAAAAGGAAAAACAAAGACAGCAACAAAAAAAATAGAATTATCATTATTTTCATTAGTTTCAAATATTGATGATAAGAATTATAATGAAATTATTTCAAATCTCCGAGAATTGAGAATTAATATGAATATTGATGTTGCAAATAAGGCTTTAGAAAACTTCAAAGCAAATGACAAGAAGACTATTATAGAACAGTTGGATGAATTGGAAACAAGATTTGAATTATTAAAATATTCTTTTACAGATATTTATAAATTAAAATTTGATTGCTATTATGATGAACATGAAATTTCAGTTGGAGCTGATGAGAGTAAATATGCAGGTAATCCAAAGAAAATTCAAGAAGTTGTGAATGAAGAAATAGTAATGGAAGGAGAGAAAGACGAGAAGGAAGACAAAGATGAAGAAATAAATTTAGAAAAGTATTATACAAATCAATTATATAATAGTGAAGCCGGATTTGCTGAATTGTTAAAAATGGCATTGCCATTTATAAACAAGATGCATTTTATAAGTGGTTTGCCATTAAATTATGATATGTTAACAACACATTTATTTAATAAATTCAGAACATTCGAACCGAAAGCAACATTAATAAAAAAGTTTATTCCAAATATTGACAATGATGAATTAGAAATTTATATGAAAAAGCAGATTAAATATATTTTAATTGAGGGAAAAGATAATAATAAAATTATTAATGCTATTAATGAATACTTCGATAATTTTAAGAATGTAATTTATGAGGTTATAGCTTATTGGTCGGTAAAACTTCAGAAAGCAATTGTAGAAGGGACGCTATTTATTGATTTTGCAAAGATGTCGCCAGAATGTGATCATTTATGGGAAGAATATGGAGTTCCTTATGATATGAAATCGAAAGTTGGAGTAACTGTTTATTTAAATTGTATTTTCAGAGAGGTTTATGGGGATGTTTATAAGGATGAGTATGCAAATTTGGTAGAATTGACGGATGATTATAAGAAGATTATTAATGATAAGATAGATGAAAATCCAGAGATAGAAGTTATAAGAAAGGTTAAGAATAAGGAAAAGAAGATAAATATCGGTCGTAAATATTATGATACATTATATGATCTATTGAAAAGAAAGGAATATAAAGGAAATCAATTTTTGAAGGCATATATAGATGCTTTGATTTATATGCCTACGATAAATGCTAAAAAAATTCATAAATATTTGCAGGGATGTTGTTTAGAGAGAATTGATGAAAATTTTTCGGCTGATTTGTATCTAAAAACAGAAAGACATGATTTGAAGAAGGCTAAGGAGAAATTGATGGGAGAGCGTGTTTTTAATATGCCTCGTTATAAGAGATATTATTTAAAAAAGAAGATTATCAAAGATAAGATTAAATTATTTGAAAGAATATTAAATCCTATTAAATATGAGTTGAAATCCGTTGAATTAGAAACATGGCTTGAGAATTTGAAAGATATGAAGAATACAAAAACAGTATTTACAAAAGATTTAGTTGATAAATTATTGATGTCTGTTTATAAAACTACGGATGAAAATTATAAGGATATTCCTTATTTTAATGATAAAGAATTGAAGCCACTATTTAATAATTACAATTTTGAAAATTATAAGCAAATAGGAATGGGGGTATCAAAGATATTATATAAATATTTAAAATCGATGGATTACATAACAATTATTAATAATACGATCAAAGAATTGGATAAGTTAAATGGTATTGTCGATAATATAACTGATATTTATAATATTAGAAAAATAGCCATAATAAGAATAATGGCTCTTCCGGCAGTTCCAGAAAATGCTATAAATAAAAAGCTAGTTCCAGCAATTGAAATTCCAAATTATGTAGAAATAATGAAAGAAATTGTGGAGAAGGTGAAAGAGATTATTAAAAATGCTAAAATGTTTAATCAAGAAGAACAAATTGATTTTATAAATAAAATTCGTGAGCAGAATAAAGTTGACATTCTAGCAAGGATGAATAAGAAATCTAGAGAAGATAAGGAAATAGAGAAAGAATTGAAGAAATACGGATTACAATATCATGAAGAGGAAGATTTTAATGAAGATGTAAATAATAATCAAAATCCTGCAGAAATAGATGGAGAAAACGAGCATATTTTAAGTAGAGAAGATGAAGATGACGATGATGAATTTATGGAAAAGGCAAATTACGGTTTTATTTATGCAGATTAAGTAATTAAATAATTATCCATTATTCATTTAAAGAGAGAAATATGCAGAATAATGAAATGCCATCAATGGATAATATTTATAATTGCAAATATTATGATAAAGTTAGAAATTATGAACAAAGTTTAAGTGACAAATTTTATAAAAAAGCCCAAATGCCTTTTAAAACTGGTGTAATCCCTCATTATTTGAATGGTGATGATATGAATGTTGCAAATAACATGGTTCAGAGTAGTTTATCAGGAGAAGTTATGAATATGAATGATTTTAAGCATGGGAATATGCAGCCTTTTTTAAGAAAGGGGGTAACACAAAATAATATTGAAAATTTTGCATTAAATAAAAATATGGGTTACAGCACAGATGTTAATTTTAAGAAAAGAGAGGTTCCGAAATCTGCATTTTTTGATACTATTTCTAATTTTAACGATAATATGATTGATAGAACTCGATTTTTAAAGGCAAGAGCAAGTGTTGGGAAAATCCAAAATAATATTAGTCCAATTGATCCTATTCGAGTTGGTCCTGGTCTTAATAAGGGTTATTCAAGTGAAGGAACTGGAGGTTTTCAACAAGCAGATACCGCGTCTTATGTTAAACCAAAGACAAAAGAAGAATTGAGACCCGATTCAGATCAGCGATCTTCAATTTATACTCTTCCGCTAAAGCCAATGAATAATACAGAACAGCGTGGATATTTTGCTCCAATTGAGAAAAATCGTGCTGATCGTTCATTTTATCAAACAGAAGACAATTGGTTTAAAGGTCAATCGGTTTTAAAGAAAGATAGAGAAAGACCAATTGAGCCTGTGAAAGATGAGGCGGAATCGAAGAGAATTCCAACTCATATTAATTATTATGGTTCAATTAAATCTCAAGAAGAACAAGCAACCATTGAAAATGATTATGGAAAAAATAGTATAATTGTTTATGATACAGAAAGAAATTTAACACAAAAAGAAACGCCAGTTGCCAATTTTTCAAGTGTAATTAAAGCAATGGTTGCGCCAATAACTGATGCTATCAAATTTAGTTTGAAAGAATATTTGATTGACAATCCTAGAATTAATGGAAATGCTGCACCTCAATTACCAGAAAAAGGAACATTATATGATCCTGATAATCATATTATGAAAACTACTATAAAAGAAACTACAATTCATGAAGGAAATAATGGAAATTTGAGTGGTCCGGACGAAACTTATTCCGCGTTATATGACACAGCAAGAACAACAACCAAAGAAACGACAATACATGAAGGAAATGGAGGTGTTTTAAGTGGAATTGACGAAACCTATTCAGCATTATATGACACAGCAAAGACAACAACAAAAGAAACAACAATTCATGAAGGAAATAATGGAAATCTAAGTGGAATTGACGAAACTTATTCCGCATTATATGACACAGCAAAGACAACAACAAAAGAAACAACCATTCATGAGGGAAATGGAGGTGTTTTGAGTGGAATAGATGAAACTTATTCCGCATTATATGACACAGCAAAGACAACAACAAAAGAAACAACCATTCATGAGGGAAATGGTGGATTTATGGAAGGAAAGCAGTCAGGCTATGCTAAAAATGGGGATAAAACACGAACAACATTAAGACAGACATTAAAACCGGAAGATACAACAAGAAATATAAATAAGACTTCATATTATTCGACGTATGTATATGATCCTTCTATAGTCGCTAAAAAGACAGTAAAAGAGACAACAGTTGATTTAGGAGGATCTAAATATGGATTTTTGGGTGGAATATTAAATGGTTTGTTCGGTGGTTATTTGGTGAAAGAAGAGAAAGCCAAAAACACACAAAGACAATTTTCATTAACAGAAAATTTTGGTATATTAGGAAGTAAGACAGAATTTGCACCAACAGACAGAGAGGCAGATTATAATACTGAAATTGATGGAACCCGTGAATTAGTGATGATGAAGGCTGGATATACTCCAAATGGAGGAGGGAAATTTGTGGGAGTTCCGAAAGAGTATGTTAATGTAGCTACAAATAAAAAACAGATAGATCTCGAAGAAGCTGAAAGAATTGGGCACATGGGATTAATATCAGAGGGAATGCCAGTTCCTTTAACAAGAGATAATATAACAAAAGAGCCGATGAGATCAGATCTTAAAGCTAATGCTTATAACAGTCGTTTAGACAGTGGCATATTATCTACTTTAATAGATAATGATACTGCTATAAAAATAAATCCAATTAGAATTGATTGTGATCCTATTTAACTTAAATCTTCTTTTTGATATTGATGACTGGTTTATTTTTGTTTTTATTCTTTAAAAATACACTTGCATCATATGGTTCTTCCTCTTCTTCATCTTCATAAGCTAACATATTTGATTTTCTTTCTTTTTCTAATGCACACAAATTCCATAATTCTGGCGTACACATTTTAAAATCAGCTTCTTTTGCTTTATACCATTTAACCTGATCTTCAAGTCGATTGCTTTGAACTTTATTATCAATTACTACACATTCATAATTTTCGGTGCAATTATCCATCACAGCGCAGAAAGTAGAAAAATCATTAAAAATACCGGCATAATGATTATAAATCTTTTCTCTTTCTTTGATAATATTATTTTTAAAAATGAAGACATAATCAATATTTGCGCGAAGAACAGGAGGCAAACCCATGCAATATTGCATAGTAATCAAAAAGAATATTTTATAATGTCTACCATTCATAAAAATACTTCTTATATTTTTATCTGTTGGCCAGGTTTTGTCATATAGACAATCATCTAATATTAAAAAAGCACGGTTATCAATATCGGAAGAATGAAATTTCTTTTCTTGAATGGCTTTTTGTTTATTGATGGTTATTTGTCGTTCTAAAAATCTTTTAACAATTGTCGGTTCATATTCATCATAGATAAGCATATTTGGAACAAATTTTTCAAAGAAATTATTGGCAGCTTCGGTGGGACTGATAACAACGCCAACCGGCAATTCTTTATGATAGCTCAAGATATCTTTCATACAATAAGATTTACCAGTATTACGCTTTCCAATAAAAACAATAACTGAATCGCTCTTAATAGTAGACGGATCAAATTTTTTTAATTCGAGCTTCATATTTATTTATAAATATTTTTTATATTTATATGTAATAACTCATACATTTAAATTAAAATTTTATAATAGAATGGAATATTATATAGTATCAATAATAATAAGCGTTGTTATCTTTGGAATAATCTTTTCATTGGACCGTGGAACAAATGATAATTATTATGATGAAGAAACCGGAACATATAAAAAACCATTATTTTCAACGAACAACATTTTATTATTTACAATAATTTATATAGTAACAACAATAATTAGTTATTATGTATTTACATCATCTGTTTCATTGTCTTCATTGCAATCAATTGTCCCAGCTTTTGTATTAAACTTATTAAAGCCACCGCAAGAAATTCCGCCAATGATTAATGATAATGATGAAATAGATCCAAAGGTATTAAGAAAGATTAATGATAATATCGATATTGGATTTATGCCAATAATTGAAGAAAATAAATATGAAAAAGAATAATTTGTATAAAAATTAAAGAAAAAATAAATAAAAAGGATTTAGTATTTTTTTAAAGATAATTAGGCAGTAAGATGGACCGCCAAACTCTTATTTCAAAGTTTGAAGAGCTCAAAGAATATGATGGTGAATATTTGCACACGATTTGGAGCCATTCTCTTGATCTAGTAAAACAAGTGAAATCTTATATTTCATATGATTTGCATGAGAAATTGAAGGTTGAATTGGATTGTGTGTATTATGAAAGCATTTATGGCGGAGACAAAGAAGATGGGCAAATGGTTCGAGACGATTTTATTCGTGTTGTCGATTCCGTGATTGTTCAGCTTAGCTAAAAAACTGAGAAATAAAAATGCAAAATTAATTTTTTGTATTTTTTTTATCGGATCATTTCAAAAAAATGATTTATTTTGATGATTAAAATTATTAACAATGTATCCAGTTGTAAGTTTCGTTTATTCTATTATTATTCGAACTATGTATATGATATTTCAATATTTATCCAAAAAATCTATTTCATCTGAGCAGCCTGCTATTATTTCAACTATTAAAGTTAAAAAGGAAGAGTTGAAGAAGATTGATATTGATGAAATAAATAAGAAAATTAATCATATTAAAACGAAAGTAGATGAGAATGAAATTAAATTAATGGAATTCGAGAAAAACATGAAACTCGCTGATTTGGAGATTAAGAAATATGAATATGAATATAAGATTGTTGAAATCAAAGGTAATATTATCACTGAATGTGCAACAATCTTGAAAAAGATTATTAGTATTATTGACAAAGAAAGTCTCTAAATAATTTGTCTAATAATGTCATTATATGTAGTATCATAAATAGAGCTTATTAAACTTTTGTCATTTTCTGGTTGAATGTCGGTTTTTAGGTCTTTATAAATAACATCAGTAATTACATTACCATTTTTTTTTAATATTATATCATAAATAATGAAAAAAGCAAGAATATAAATTATATATAAATATGCAGTAGTATAGACATCAACATAATTTATATATATTTTATCATTTGAATATAATGAAATTAGAGGAAATATTTTTAATATGATTAATAATATGAAGTATTTTATGATATTTGCTTGTGATATTTTCTTATAAAGCATATACAAAAAGACGCCAATATTAAATATAAAGGATGTTATTAATGCGAAAAACGGATTTATAGTAGTTACACCACCAAAAATGAAAATTAGATACCAAATATAGATAATTAAATTGAAGGTAATATCATTAATTAATATTACGCTCAAATTAGAAAAGGTAAAATCATCCGAATTAAAAATTTCTTTATCTTTAAATTGCACAGATATATTCATCTATTATTATTATATAAACATTATTAAAAAGAAGTTTTAAAAAAGATGAATTATAGTTTTGTTAATGACATTTATTATAATAATTATGAAGAATTGGGAACGCCTATAATATCAAACAATAACAAGAAATATGAAGCCGACAAATTATTGGAAGATTTCAATAATCTCAATTGTCTTCACAAATCAAATTTAAATTTATTAATAAACCTTGAAAAAGCAAAAGAAGACATTTTTAATTATAATTCAACTATCCTATCAAATCATAAAAACATCATGAATATTATTAATGCTTGTGATAATGATAATGGCAATGAGAATGGCGATGATGATATTAATGAGAATGATAATGATGATAAGAATGATAATGATGAATTAAAAGAGATAATTGATAATTATTCTAAAAAGATGAATAATTATATTAATAAATGGATAGTGAATTATTATAATAAAAAAATAAATAAATTGGAGACGGATATTATAAGCCAAGAGGAAGAATTGGCAGCATTTAGGAAATTATTTATAAATACTACAAATGAAATTATAAAAACTGAAAAAGTTAATAAAAATATGTGTCCTATTTGTTTTGAAAATGAAATAAATATGTGTGCTATTCCATGTGGTCACACATGTTGCAGCAGTTGTGTAGCAGCAAATATGAGATATCAAAAAACAATAATTGTGAAATGTTTAAGCTGTAGAAACAACATTAATGAATATATCAAAATGTATATACAATTATAAAAAAAATTGAATATTTATTTTTATTTGTTTTATGTATAAAAAAGATGAGTAGCAATAAACAAATGCTAAGATCAAATTTTATTGAAATTCGTGATTCAAATTATGATTTAATCTCCTTATATCGGAAGTCTATTCGAAATAATAACAAGCTTCAGTTATATATATCACCTGAATTGTATAGGAATTATGAAGAAAATGTTTATAGTATTTTAGATGAATATTTATATGGAGAAGCAGAAAGTCAAGAGATTGTCAAAAATCATTTTTATGAGACAATCAAAATAATTATTAATAATTTATAATTGTTTCATTAGATGAATCATTATCATCAATAATTATTTTCAAGATTTTTTCATAAAAATTATCAAATAAAACAATTAGAGATAAATCATCATAATCTGTTTTTGTTTCTTTAAAATCTAAATTTACATTAAAATATTTTTTGTATAAATCTATGGCTCCATTAATATTGCTATATTTATTAATTATAAAAATATTATAATCAGTTGAATTATTTGTTGTATAATTTAGAATAAATGTTTCAATGAAATCTAATATGTCATCGTGATTGTAATTACCATTATCATTACCATTATCATTACCATTATCATTACCATTACCATTACCATTACCATTATTCTCATAATAAGAATTCAATAAAGATGATATAAATAAATCTTCATCAAATTCAAAATTGGATTTTAAATATTCTATAATTTCTTTTAGCATAATGAAGAAATTTGAAGTTGTTTCATTATCATTATCATTATCATTATCATTATCATTATCATTATCATTATCATTATCATTGGCATTTTCATTGGCATTTTCATTGGCATTTTCATTGGCATTATCATTATCATAAAATAAGATTTCGAACATAAGATTATCTACATTTTTTTTATAATTATCAAATAATAATTTTGATACATTTGTTTTAATATCATTTTTATATATCATGATATTGCAATATAATTTTTTAAAATCTTCATATGATTTAGGTTTTGGGCTATTATGAATGTCTGTTAATTTTTCTATTAATTGTTGATAATCCATTTTTAATATTTAAAGATAATTTTATATTATCCTTAAATAAAAATAACAAAAATGCCAAAAAACTTATGTTAATTGGCTTGTCTCTCGACTTTCCTTACGGCACTTATTAGAAGATTAAATTAAATTAGTAATGCTGCCACTAATCTCGCAACACTTCGCCCCTAACAATCCCCATAATTACTATTAATAATTGCGAGTTATCAATTTTTATTAGAAAATTAAATTATTGATACAAAAATAAAAGGATTTAAAGATAACATTAAATTATCTTTAAGTAATTTAAGAGGAGGTTATAGAGAATGAGGTTAAGTTTGATTTCTTTATAATTATCTCCGTATCTTATTTTGGCGTCTGCAATATCTTCTTCATTATTGCAATAAATATCAAAAATAAAATCTAGATTATTTTTATTTATGATATTATTAAATGTTTCATCATATTTAATATTGACTTCATCGAGATCATCAATATCATTACATTGTTTTATAATTGTAGTTATAAAAATGGTTTCGCTAAAATACATAAAAAGATAATTATCCTATATAATATAATTAGCATATTTTTTTTAAATCACAATCAAAACAGAGCCGATAATAATAATATCGATAATCAATTTATGATATTCAGCGTCTAAGATATTAACGATCATATCATCAAATAAATTAGCATCGAATATGAAATTCAAGAAGAATATAATAATTAAAATCTTGATGAAATAAATCATTTCTTATTTTTATTATAAAATTGAAAAATCATTTTTTCGTTTTTATAGTTATTGTCAAAGACAAAAAGAAGTTCTTTTTGCCTTTTTTCTTTTTCAAGAATTTTTATTCCATGTCATCGCAATAAGGCGCGCAGTTGTTTTCCCGAATATAAGTCATCGTTATTTTATACATATGAACGCTCAATTTGATCGAATCATATTTCTTCTTTTTAGGGAAGAAGTGCTTAAACAACGCCTCGCGTTTATCGGTATTCTCAATTGCGGCATCATAATACATTAGATAAGCTTCATGAACATCAAAGCTTTTCTTAATTATATCATTTTCAGTTGCATACTGGATGAAATCTTCATAAAGCTGTTTCGCGCTAAATTGATCGGTACTCATCTTGACGAATGGTATAATATTACTTTAAAAACATTACATTCATTTTTTCTTTTTTATTAAAAAAAAGAAGACAAAAATAATAATAATTCTTTTGTCTTATTTCTGCTTCTTTCAAGAAATTTCACTCTTCATCAGTGTCTTCGCCGCTTCGAATAGCGCCTTCAACGTTATTTTCAACGATTTCAAACAACTTATCAAACAATAAAGCTTCGTCAATTTCTTTTTGAGTTGGGAAGAAATGCTTGAACCATTGATTATATTTTTCAGTGTTATTGTAGATGCGTTCGTCAAAATACCAGCTGAAAACCTCAGAAATGTCATAACTTTCTACATTGTCATGATAATAATTGATGAAATCGATATAAAACGTTTGTTCATCAAAGATGACAACTCCACTCATTCTTGCAGATGTAATTATTATTTAAATATGATATTTATCATTTTTTCAATGATAATTAAAAAAATAAGACAAAAATATAAGTTTTCTTTGCCTTTTTCTTCTTTTCCTTTAAAAGGAATTACTCTTCGTCGGTGTCGTCTTCACTTAGAATAGATCCTTCAATATTATCTTTGATAATTTTAAACAACTTATCATATATCAAGTCTTCGTCAGTCTCTGTGTGAGTTGGGAAGAAATGTTTGAACCATTGATTATAATCATCAGTGTTGTAAATATGAAGTTCGAAATACAAATCGAAAACGAATGAAATGTCGTCAATATCGATGTTGTCATCGCGATTATAATATTCCATAAAGTCAGCATAAAACTTTTGCTCATCAAAGACACTCATACTTGAAGATGTAATTGTTATTTAATTTGATATTTATCATTTTTTTAGTTTTAATAATTATTTTAAATCAAAAAAATTTATAATAATCATTTTCATATTCAATTAATTCTTCCATAATAATATTTTTCATCTTTTCATATAAATTGTCTTTGTCTATATCAGTTATTTCATTTGGTATTTCTTGATTTGGATAATAATGTTTATAAATTACTTTGATATCATCCGGAAATTTATTGGCATATTCAAAACAAAAGAAATCATACAATTGATTATAAATATTGGTGTTTTTAGTTGGAGTAAAATTGCCAACAATATTATCAATAATTCTTTGCATATAATAAAATAAACAAATATTATTATTTTACATTATTATTCTTAATCATTCTAATAAAAAGGCTGAATTGGTTTTTATTTTATCTTTCATTTCATCTGAAAATCGATTGATATCTTTATTATTCCAATTATTATAATAGAATTTAATATAAATAGGAATTTTATAATTTTTATTTAATTTTATCAAATCATCTAATATGAATTCTTCGCTTCCATTAATATCAACATTTATAATAGAAATTTCATCAATTTTGTCTTTTACAAGTTCATTTAAATTTATTGTTTTAACAGTATAAATATTAGGATTATAAATAACGCCAGAATTTAATGATATTTGAGAATTGCTAAATTTAATGTCAACATTATCTAAAAAATAAATTGCTTTTTCTATAATCTCATAATTATTATAGCTGTTGTTTTTTAGATTTCTTTTTAAATAACTAATAACCTTTTTATCAGCTTCAATAACATAAACTTTTTTTGCTTTACGGCTACCATAAATAGCAGTTTTCCCAATTCCTCCACCAATATCAATAAAAATCTTATTCTTATCTAAATATTTATCAATCGTTTTTATTATTTCATTGTCATTATCAGCCCATTTAGATAAATGAATATCATTAGTAGGAATTAAGATTAATTCATTATTTTGATAAAAAGTTTTATAATTTTCATTTATATATTTACGAACAAAATAAGCACCTGAACTCCAATCCGGAACATCTTTATAAAGCATGTAATTTTCATATAAATTGAATAATTTGGTTTCTATATACCATGGCATATGTTTTGCAGTAAATTCGCCTGCTATTCTTACATCTACTTTCTCATTTAAAGCATTTTTATTATATAGTGCAAATGTTGTATCAACGGGTGCTGCATATAAATGATAATCATTATGTTTGAAATAATTTTTCCAATAATGCGCCTCAATTTCTGCAATAGATAAATTAAACATTGGGTGTTTATATTGATAAAATTTATCACTGTCAGTAATATCTAAAGCTAAGCCCAATTTAAAAATATTCAATTCATCTGAAATTTTTGATAAATGTTCGATATAATTAGATGGCATATTTTCATTAAATTCTAAATCAGGATCAGTGAGAATATATTTATCTGGTAGAATATCATAAATATGTCGATTGTCAGTCTTATTAACTCTTGGACCATGATTGCCAGTATTTTCAATAATTTTATATTTGAGGCTCTTTAAATATGCGATAGTATCCAAACAAGTTGAACAATTATTTAAAATTTGAATATTATTTTCATAATCTTTATTAATTTTAATTAATTGTTTTATGGTATTTTCAACATATTTATAATTGTTGTAAGTAATAATTATAATTGGTATCATTATTATAAAAATAAACAAAATACATTCTTAAATCAAAAAAGCAATTTGAATATTATTTTCCTCTTTAATTATATCATCAGTAGTGTTTAAGAAGGATGCAATAATTATGGGTTTCATTGTTTTTCTTTTCTTATTTCATTTTAACATATTTTATTCCGACAGAAATCCATAAAAGAACAGAAATAACAAAACCTATAAACATACCATAAACAATGCCTTTTTTAGAATTGTTCATTAATAGATATCCAACATAAGGGAATATAAAGAAAGTTAGTAAAGAATAGAAGAACATAATTGAAAATAGAATAACTAATGGGGACATTATCTTAATTTATTCAAAGATAATTATTTAAATTCATTATAAAATCTTCTAACATCTTTAATATCTATTTTCTTTTTATTGAAAAGTTTTTCATATTCTTTTAATTTCTGCAATTTTGTTTTATTATTTTTATGGGTATTTGTTAAATTAAATACAGTTTTATTCAATTGATATTTCATATATTCAAAACAATTTTTAATTTTACATTCAATGAATTTCAAATTTTGTTCAGTTTTCTCATATTTATTGCTAATTTTCTTTGCATCATTATTGAATTTCTGTTTTGTTATTTTCCCTTCTTTATACTCTTTATATAAAGCCGATAATATTCCATCACGCTCAACATTTATTTTCTGCAATTCTTCCTTTTCTTTTTGACATTTCTCATTTGCACATTTAATCAACTTGGCAATATTCTCAACTGCCTCCATTTCAATATATTCCTTTAATAACTATAAAGATATTTAAAGATAATTTGGGGGTCTCTTTAAATCAATTGTTTAAAGAAAAATAAAAAATTGATTTAATAATATTGAAGATAGTCATTATTATTATGGATTATAAAAAACTAAATGACAACGAAATAATAGAATTATGCAAAGAAAAAGGAATTGAATATTATAATTCAAAAACAAAAAAGAATTTTGCAAAATCAACTTTAATTTCTCGACTTAATAAAATTACTCCTGAAATTGAAGTTGAACCAAAAGAAGAAATCAAAGAAGAAGAACCAATAATTGAATATAAAAATGAGGTAATATGGACATTATCAGATGAAGATAAAAAAAATAATGATGACTATAAAGAAATTGAAAGTAAATTGCTTAATTGTATTAAATCATGTCATGATTATTTATATTCAAATGGATCAATTTGCGGTTTAAAGGCTAGTAATGACATTATTAGAATTATTATATTACGATTATTTAATATTATTTATAAAAATGATGATATTAAAATTGAAATAAGAAATAAAATTTCAGTGGAAAAGTTAGATAAATATGAACCATATTTGATTGATATCAAAGAATTTAATAAAAGTCTTAATATTGATAATGATATTAAATTATTTATTAAAAATATTATTATTCCTATTTTTCCTAATATTTTTGATGGAGATGACATTATATTTAATATGCGAAATTATCCAAAAAATTATACTACAATTATTACTAAAATATCAGAATTAATAGATATTAATAATTTTGAATTATTTATAAAATTATTTGCTGATACTGGAGGAAATATTTATGAATATTTCACAAATTCATATGGTAAAGGTTCTACATCAAAAGAACTTGGACAATTTTTCACTCCATACAAGCTTATTAATATTCTTTTAATCAATATTAAAGATTATATCGATGATGGTTATTCTCTTTATGATCCTTGTTGCGGTTCTGGTGGTCTTTTAAATAGAACATCATCTAATTTAGGTATTAATAAAGATAATATTTATGGATGTGAAATTGAAAAAGATACAATCAAATATGCATTAGCATCATTATTAGTAAATAACAATTCTTTTAAAATTAATATTATTAATAAATGTTCATTGAGTAATAATAATTTCTTATTTTCAAATAAGAAATTTAATTTAATCTTAACTAATCCTCCGTTTGGAATTAAAATGACTTATAAAGATTTGAAATCTAAATTTGAAGAATATAGAGATCATAATTTTAAATCATCATTAATTAAATTTGAGGATATATATCCGATTAATACAAATAATGGACCTTCATTATTCTTGCAACATGTCATTTATATGTTAGAAGATAATGGAATTTGTGGGATTGTATTGCCTGATGGTTCAGAATTATCAAATAAAAGTTATTATAATATGCGAAAATATTTAATTGATAATTGTAAAATTATTAAGGTTATTAATGTTAGTGGTGGGGCATTTAATTCAACTGGTGTTAAAACAAAAATATTAATATTTAAGAAACAAAAAGGAATTGATAATCATAAAAATATTGAATTCTTAGAAATTAATAAGGATTGCAACGAAGTTAAATTAATTGCTATTGCAGATTTAGATAAAAATTACAGTTTTAAATTAAAAATTAATCAAGAAATCATTAAATATGGTGATGATATTATAATTAAAACTCTTGGCGAGATTTGTGATATTTCATACGGAACTAGAATTGTTAAAAATAATAATACTAATGGTAAATATCCTGTTTATGGTAGTGGTCGTGCAATGTTTTATACTAATACATTTAATAGAGAAGGATATAATATTTTAATTGGTAGATTTGCATTATCATTAGAATGTGTAAGAATAATTAATGATAAAATATTTTTAAATGATAGTGGATTATCAATTAAATCAAAAATACCAATATTATTAGATAAATATCTAGGTTATTATTTATTAAATAATCAAAATAATATTTATGATTTAGCAACAGGGACAGCACAAAAAAATTTAAATATTGAAGATTTTAATTTAATTAAAATTCCAATTCCTCCAATAGAAAAACAAGAAGAATTAATAAAAAGAATTGATACATTTGAAAATTCTAATAAAGATATTAATAATTTAATTAATAATCTTAAAGAATTTAATAAAATAAAATTAGAAAGTTTAATTAATAAAGATATTGAATTTATTGAATTTGGTAAAATGTTTGATTTAATTAAAGGTTCTATTCAATCTTCTAAAGTTGTTGAAGATCCCGATGGAGATGGAGTATTTATTAATTGGTCAATATATAATAAATATAAAAAAATAAGTAATAATATTTTAGACGGTAATAATTTATTTATTAGCACAAAAATGCCTAATGGTAAAGATAAAGGATATATGGTAATAACATTTATTTCTGGTAAGTGTAATTATTGCGATTTAATGTCGTTATGTAAAATTAAAGAAGATTATATTGATAAAATTAATATTAAATATATTTATTATTATTTATTAGAAAAACAAGAATATATTGAAGAAAATTATCAAAAAGGATGCGCGAATAAATCATTAGATATTGAAGAATTTAATTTAATGAAAATTCCAATACCATCAATTGAAGTTCAAGAAGATATTATTGAATATTGTGATAATAATCTTAAAATTATTGAAAATCTCAATAAAACTATTGAAGGAAACAAAAAAATAATTAAAGATATTATAACTTCAATATAATTTAATCTATAAAATAATCACTTCTTTTTCCTCCATAAAAATACCATAAATTCATTTTGGGTATTTTTTTGTCAATTGAATTTAAATAATTGATTTTGTCACAATCATCGATTATATCATTTATAATAAAATAATCTTCATTTTTCTTAATAATATCAATGCATTCATATTTATTATAATAATATGGGCATTCTTCTTCATTTAGATAAGTATCTTTAAAATTGAAATTTTGCATTTCTAATAATTCATTTATGTCTGGAAGATTAATATGTTTATTCAAATCTTTATAAATATTATAATCTTCGATATTATGAATGTTGTTGAATTTTAATTGATTTATTATTTTTGCTGTTGTCCATTGATTGGCTTTCACGATAATACTGTGTTTCATCGTATTTATATTAGATTTCTCATTTGTATCTTCAATTATTTCTATTATTTCATAATCATCTTTAGGTTTTATTAATGGTTTATCTTTGCTTGGCTGATTAAATTTATAACATTTAATTTTATCATAATCCAATTCAATATCTAATAATAAATATTTAAGGACATTTTCAATCTTCTTATATTCTGTTTCAACTTCATTATTAAAATTGGTTGGAAGAATTATGCGTAAATATTTTTTTCCATTAATTCTGGTTCCTCTTCCAATAGATTGAATAATATCTTTTGAAGATAATTTATAATCTGTGAAATAAATTATATCTATATTTTTATTATCATATCCCATTGAATATTTAGCAACAACATAACCAACCGATTTTTGATGTTTATCAACTTCCGATTCAAACTCTTTAATATCATTATAATAAATGATGTCTTTTCCTAATTCTTTTTTGATCTTCTTAATATCTTTCAAATCTTCTTTAATGTCATTACCATCATTATCATAACTTTCATTTTTGATAAAATCTTCATTAATTAGAATATATGGTTTGATATCAATTTTGCCTTCGTTAAATGATTTTAGATGATGTAAATAATATTGATATGCGCTTTTGCAACTATTATGAAAGCTTAAACCTTGTTTTCGTTCTTCATTGGGTTTATTGAAAGTATTAAAAATTAAATTATTGAATTCAACATTATTTTTATTTATTTCTTTATCAAATATTTCAACATAAATATCTGCTAAAAATTTTTTTTCTTGTAAATCCTTAAATTTTATAGGTTCGTATAATTCTCCATAAATTGTTTTATGAGTTAGAACAAATTCTTTATTTGGGCTAGCTGTTGTAAATAATCTATATTTAATATGAATATTATCAGTCATGAAGAATTGTTTAATGCTGTTTTTTTTATCCGAAGTCCAATTATCTAAAGTCCAATGAGCTTCGTCAAACCAGATAAACAGATTTTTGATATTATTTTTAGTAATTAAATCATACACATTTTTATAAGATTGATAACAATAATTGTGAATATTAGGGTTATTTGGATATTTATTATTTTGGTTTTTGATTGCAACTCTTGGGGAAAATATTAATAGATTTTGTGGCTTAATTTTATCAAAAACATTAAATGCAATTTGAGTTTTTCCAGCTCCAGTAGCTAAACACAAATAAATTTTATTAGTTTTTATCAATTCTTTTTCAATATGATTAATGGCGTCTATTTGATAATCTCGTAATATTACTTCTTCTTTTTTCTTTTCTTCTTTTTCTTTTGCAAGAAGAAGAATATTTTTAACTAATTTCAAATAATTATTAATAATAATAGTTTCATTATTATCTCTATTTATTCTTGCCAATTCATCTTCATTTTTAGAAATAAATTTAATTTTATTTTCAATAAAAAATGGTTCAATTTTATCAATAATTGTTCTGTCATAAAATTCAAGACCACCATTATAATGAATATTAAGATGTTTGAACTCGCTTTTTAAAACTTTATCTATAAAAAGTAATTGTTGTTTATTAATATTTAATTCATAAATTTTAACATAAATTCCTCTGTGTAATTCTCCTGTAATATAAGTATTGCTTCGATCTTTAATAGAAGTAGTAATACCAACCTTATAAACATTCGATAGCTTAAACCATTGATTATCGCGAATATAAATATAAGATTTGTCAATTATAGACATAAATTTATTAACCTTATTAATTTGTATTTAAATAATCATTTTTTATATTTAAAGATAATTTGGGGGTCTCCTTAAATCAATTACTTAATCTGGATGTTCTTATAATTGATTTAATTTGATTTTTTATTGGTTGATATAAATTCGGTTTAGATGCTATGTAAGAATGATTTATATTATTTAATGTTTCATTTATATATTTTTTACATTTTAAAGCAGTATTAATTTTTTGTTCTTTAGCTACATAATAATTATTTAATTCTTTTGAATTTTCTTCTAATAATTCAACTGATAAATTATTTAAATCCCAATAAACCCAATCATTATTTTGTTTAACTAAACAATCATTTCTATTATTAAATTTAATATTATTATTTTCTGGAAAATCTTTATTAAAATGTTTTATTTTGATATATTCAGGTATAATAAATATTTTACTTATTCTCATAATTTTAATTATATCATCAAATGTAATATAATCAATTCTTTCTGAACCATAATTATTAATATAAATATTTGTTACATTTGTAATATTGTTTGTTACATTAGTAATATTATTTGTAATATTGTTTGTAATATTATTTATATTAATTGTTTGCTCCTTTTTATCATTTAAAATACTTTTTGGAATACAATTTACATTTTTAATATGATTACTTTTATTTGAATAATGTGAAAATAATTTCATACATTTGGGACATTGCAAAACAGATAATCCATTACATTTTATTTCATGATTTTTTAAATATTTTTCTGTTTTATATTTTTTTCCACATTTTAAACAATATAAATTATTCATTGTATCTGTTATTTTTTTATTATTATTTAAAATACTTTTTGAAATACAATTTACATTTTTTATATGATCACTTTTATTTGAACGATGTGAAAATATTTTCATACATTTTGGACATTGTAAAGAAAATAAACCATTACATTTTATTTCATGATTATTTAAATATTTTTGAGTTTTATATTTTTTACCGCATTTTAAACAATAAAAACAAATATTTTTTTCTTTTTTTTTAAGAGTAAGATTTTCTTTAAAATCAATAAAATTATCTTTAAAATCCGTTACGGTTTTTTTAACTGCAATAAGATTTTCTTTAAAATCCGTTACTATTTCGTCATTTGTTAAAGTTTGATTTTTATTTAAATGTTTCGTATTTTGATGTCTAATTAAATTATATTTTCTTGTTGTTTTATATGTGCAAAATTCACAAAAATGAGTAAAATTTAACATACTATAACTGACATTAAATATTCTTATATAATATATATAATAATTTTTAAAATTGAGTAATAAAAAAATTAGTATCTCTAAATTTTTTTTATTATTTTTTAGCCAATTAAATTATATTTCTTTAATAACAAACTAGATATTTAAAGATAATTTGGGGGTCTCCTTAAATATCTTTCTAATTATTAAAGGGAATAACGATGAAAGATTATTATCAATTATTAAATAAATGTCATTTGAAAAAATGTAAAGAGGAAAAAGAGATAATGGAAAAAATCACAGATAAAAGATTAAATGATATATCAAAATTAATCAATGATTTGCGTGAAAAAAAAATAACAAAAGCTCAATTTATTCTTAAGAACAAAAAAATAGATAATAATTATTATAAATCAATGAAAACAATCAATTTATTGCAATGTGAATTGGACAAATGCTATGAATATGTAAAAAATATTATACATCAATTGTCAGATAAAATGAAATATACGAAAAAAGATATTTATAATATCAAAGAATATATAAATATCTTAAAAAACCATAGCTATTATAATTCAACATTGATTGAATTTATTTAAATGAATTCTTTATAAAATTGGCGAACATCTTTCATATCAATCTCTTTTTTATTGAAAAGAGTTGAATAAGTTTTCAATTTATCTAATTTGACTTTATCATCTTTAAATTTTGTATTTAGATTACCGATTGTAAATGTTAATTGGTTTTTCATGAATTCTGTGCAGTTCTTCAATGAACATTCAAGAAATTTAAAACTATCTTCTGTTTTTTGAAATTTGCTGTTTATTTTTTCTATATCTGTATTGGCTTTTTCTTGTGTTATTTTTTTATCTAAAAGTTTTCTCATTACATTAGCAATTTGAATATCTTTTTTAGCTTTAATTTTAGCTAAATTTAAGGTTTCTTTGTGGCATTTTTGAATTCCACACATTCCAAGTTTAATTGCATTATCTAAGATATCTTTAAAATTTTTATTGGGAAGTTTCTTATTAATGTCATTAACAACTTTTGCAGGCATTTTTTTTATAATTTCTTTGCCCAAATCCTTCTTTTGCATTTTTGAATAAACCTTTTTCATTACTTCATTTATATCTCCTTTTGTTTTTTTCATGTCTTTCTAATTATTACAAAGATATTTAAAGATAATTTGAGGGTTTCTTTAAATGAATTCTTGATAAAATTGGCGCACATCTTCAATATCAATCTCTTTTTTATTAAAAAAGGTTGCATAAGTTTTCAATTTATTTAATTTGACTTTATCATCTTTAAATTTAATATTTAGATTATTAATCATTAACAGTAATTGTTTTTTCATGATATCAAAACAATTATTCAATTGACATTCAGCCATTTTAAAGTTTTCTTTGGATTTATGAAATTGACTGGTGATTTTCAATAGTTCTTTTTTAAATTTGTCTTCTGTTATTTTTGTATTTTGATCATATAATTTAGACATTTTCAAATCATATTTATTTTTCAATTTTGTTAAATTATTATGTTCTTTTTCGCATTTTTCAAATCCGCATTTTACCAATAATAATGAATTTTCAATAATTTTTTGATTTGCAGTCATTTCTCCTTTATCTAATAATACTTAGAAAGATATTTAAATAAAAAAATGATTATAATGAAATTGATATCATAATTATCTATAATGGCATATAGTCAAATTATGAAATTAAAAAAATCTTTTGATATCAATAATTTAATATGGTCTAGTTTATCGGCTAATAAAAATGCAATTACTTTTATAAAAGAAAATCCAGATAAAATTTGTTGGTCTTCTTTATCTTATAATCCAAATGCTATTTCTATTTTAGAAACTAATATTGATAAAATAAATTGGAAAAATCTTTCATTAAATGTGAATGCTATTTCTATTTTAGAAGCCAATAAAGATAAAATTGATTGGGCATTTCTTTCATCTAATCCAAATGCTATTGAACTTCTCAAAGAAAATCCATATAAAATAAATTGGTCTTATTTATCATTAAATGAAAATGCAATTGAACTTCTCAAAGAAAATCCGGATAAAATTAATTGGAAATCATTATCAGAAAATGTAAATGCCTTTGAAATAATCAAAGAAAATTTAGATAAAATTGATTGGAATATATTGTGTCTAAATAAAAATTTGGATGTTATTAAACTTCTTGAAGAAAATCCGCATAAAATCAATTGGACCTTATTATCATATAATTCAAATGCCATTTCTCTTTTAAAGGCTAATCAAGATAAAATTGATTGGAGCATATTATCAAAAAATGAGAATGCTATTGATTTAATTGAAAATAACATGGAAAAAACAAATATATATATGTTATCATTAAATCCGTCAATCTTTGGTCTTACTTATGATTATGACAAAATTAAAGAAAATTTTAAAGAACTAGGAGAAGAGATTATAATAAAAGCACTTCACCCAAAAAGAATGCTGAGACTTATGGAGTTGTATGGAGAAGATGAAATTTATTTCAACTATTTTAATGAAGACATTTAAGGATTATTTGGGGGTTTCTTTAAATCTTGGATAATCCTTCATCTTCATTTCTTTCTAAGAAATAATTATAAATATCATCTAATAATTTTTTTGGACATTTTTCGGTAGGTATCAACAAACCATTCTTATCTTTTGTTATATGTATCAAAGGTGAATAATTGTTATTAACAAGTATTTGCCATCTTTCATGATATTTTCTATTTTTCTTAGAGCCATGATAATAATGTCTTATAACACCTGGAACATATCCTAATCTTAGATTTTTATTTTTTCTTTCAAAATCTAAAACATCATTTAAATAATCACCATTTACATCTCTATTTACGCTTTTATAAGCACTGCCAATTAATGATAATGACATATTATGATCGCCAGAACCCAAAATAGAATTTTCATATAATCCACCGATTTTATCATATGTTTTGCGATTACACGCCCAGGCAAATCCAGGATGCCAAAAATTAATTGAATTATTATTTTTATAATTTCTATTTTTTGAATATTGAAAACCAAATGAAGAAAATATACTCATTGCGTCTTCATTCATATCCATATCAATAGCATGACTAAATAACTGAACAATATCTTTACTTCCATTTAAAATTTTTAAGGTGTTTATCGCCCAATCTGTGCTTTCAAATTCGATATCTGCATCAATCCATGCAACGGCTTTCCAATTTTTAGGCAATAATTTATTTATACCTAAATTTATCATATTTTCTTTATGCCATAATGGTGCAGTATTTGTGCTTAATTGTAAATGATTTTTATTTTTACTATCAGTTATTATAAATTTTTGTTTATTATAAACAAGTTCGACAATATATAATTCAACATTATTTTCATCTTCCATTCTTTTTATAAATTCTTTTGCTAATATGTATCGTCTAGCATATTGACAGGGATTTGAAATAACTATAATAACATTTAATTTTTCTTCAATTGGATCATTATTGAGAATGGCATTTTTAATTTCATTATTGGTATTAGATATATAATCAATTTCTATCCCATTTATAATTGTCATATTTATAATTTAAAAGAAAATAATTATTTCAAAAAAACAAAAAAAATGTCTATTTTTTGATTTAAAGAAACCACCAAATTATTCTTAATTTAGCATTTATCTTTTAAATTTTTTTAGTAAGAATTATATTTAAAAATAATTTTTGATTATCTTTAAATCTTTTTCTGGAAGGTTTTGCAAGAAATATATTTAGGTGTTCCATCTGTTTTTTTTCCAAATTTAACTTTTATTTTACCATTAATAATATATATTTTCTTTCTTATTATTTTATTATTTTTTGTTTTAAATGATATATATTTTTTATTTTCACCACCTTCTTTAATTATATCTTCTGTTTTTTTTTGAAATATGTAATAATCTTCATAATTTTGTAAATAAAAGAATTGAGGTTTCAATATATATTTTTTATTTTTATCAATATCTAATAGTTTTAATTTTAATTTTGATGATAATAATTCAATTAATCTTCTAATATTTTTTTTATAATTTAGATTAGATTTTATTTTTGCTATTTCTATTAATAATTGTTCATCTTTTTGTTTCATATTTATATTATGAAGAGCTAATATTGCATAATCACTTAAAGTAGTTATTATTACTCCGTTTTCATTTAATAATTTTTTTAAATTTTTAAATAATATATTATTTAATTCAAATGGCATATCTTCATCGCCTTCATTAATCTCTATATAAACATTCCAAGGACAATTAACTAAAAATATTATATCAAACTTTTTTTTATAATTTTTTGATAAAAAATCATCATCATATATAATATTAGATGCTAAATCAATATTAATATCCTTAATATTTATAATATCATTATAACTATATTTATTATTTTCATAATTTATTAATCTATCAGAAATAATTTTTTGATCATGACTTGAAGAATGACAATATAACAAAACATTATTTTGAATTTTTAATGATTTTATTGTTTTTCTATTACTAATATTCAATTTAATAGCGTTTTTTTCTTTAATTATTGATGATTTTATACTACTTAATATTTCATCCGTTTTCATATTTAATAAATAAAAATAAAAAAATTAATATATTATTTTTATTCTTAAATCGGTCCAACTGGTTCAACTAAATTCATGTTTTTGATGTTGATGTGCCAGGCATAATTATTATAGTAAATATAGATAATAATGTTGTCATCAAATATTAATGAATTTTTACCATAATTATCAGCATTTAATTTTAATTTCATCAGTTTCAATAAATCAATTCCTTTATTGCTTGGAATACTCATTTTAGATTGATTATTATGATCAATCATATAATCATTAATAAAATGGGCAATATCGTCAATGTCAGATAGCTTCATTTTTAAAGTTATATTTAAAATAATGAAATCATTTTTTTGTAAAAATAGGAATAATTTTGATATTAAGAATAAATAATTCCTAATTTAATAAACATATTTTTGATATCAATGGGATTTGTTATTTTTATATTTTTCATATTATTATTTATGATTATGTATTTTACAGCATTTCGAATATAACTATTGCAATTGGCAATTCTGCATTTAATAAAATCAATGGTTTCTTTTCTATTATTAATTTCTTTAATAATATTTTCTTTTTCGTTTTGATTTTTTTTTAATTTATTATATGCAACATCTTGAACCTTTTTATAAGCTTTCATTTTATCTTTGCATTTTTCATTTGAACATTTTATCAATTCCATTATATCTGATATTTGTGTTTTTTTCATCATTTTATATTAAATGAACAAAATATTATTTATTCATCATAATCAGAAATCTCATCATCACTAAAATCATCTTCATAATCCTTGTATTTCTTTGAATAGATTTGTGGTTCAGTATTTGAAATCTTATTCAATTTGATCTTCATATCATTCACTAAAATGAAATTTCGAGTTGTTTTTGCATTAAATCTATTGGCACGAACTGTATTTCCAGTAAAGATACCGTTCTTGTAAGTCTTATGCATTGTTTTTTATAATAATAATTATCATAAAAAAGACAATCATTTTTTTTATTTTTGATTTCTTTTATTTGCTTTAATTAAAAAAAATGAAATCAAATATTTTAAACTAAAAAATACAAAATGTCAATCATTTCACTTGGAATTATGGTTGGTGTTGGTATTATAATTATAGCATCAAATACACCAGAAGCACGAGCAAGACGCCAAGCAGAAATGGAAGAACGAATTGAAAAAGCAATGGAGCCTTTTAAAAAGAAAGGAGAGAAACGCCGATTTATAAATAAATTTATTGACGAAATCCCCGAATTGTCTTATTATGAGGCAGCACAATTGAAAAAGAAATTGGGCAACATTTATTTGGAATGGAATGACGAATGATGTTTTCTATGCAAAAATAACCATTTTTTGGTTATTTAAGGATAATAAAAAACAATTAATTTTTTGTTTTCTTTTATTTGTTTAAATTTTAAAAAATGAAATCAAAAATTTTAAATAAAAATACAAAATGGCTGAACTTATTGTATTACCAATTGGAATTGGTTTTGTAGGTATTTGTGCTATAAATGCAATTGGTGAAAGACATACACATGCAAAACGCAGAAAAGAAATATTTAAACAAATTATAAAAAACAATGAGCCTTTTAAAAAGAAACAAGAGAAACGCCAATTTATAAATAATTTTATTGACGAAATCCCAGAATTGTCTTATTACGAGGCGGCACAATTGAAAAAGAAATTGGGCAACATTTATTTGGAATGGAATGACGAATGATGTTTTCTTAAAAATTCTTAATATAAAATAGTTAATATTTTTGGCTATTTAATCAAAGCTACATTTAAATATTTGTTTTTTCTCTCATAACTTTAAATAATGGTATAATATCATCTGCATCTCCATTATCTATTAAATTTTGATAATGTTTTTCTAATTTTTGTAATAAAATCTTTTTAAGAGCTTTAATTTTAATATCATTTATAGTTTCTTCCATTTATTTTATATTCATAAAAAATATTTAAGAAAACCCCCAAATTATCTTTAAGTCATTTATAAATAACGATATAAACAAATAACATTAATAATTTAAATGTTATCCTAGCAATGATTATTGATGATTATTTGAATTATCAAGATGAGTATCGTGGGAAGTATGGAGAAAATACGGTAATTTTAATGCAAGTCGGTTCTTTTTTTGAATTATATTCGATTATTGAAAATGATCCATTTATGTCAAAGATTTCTGATATTTGTAATATTATAGTTTCTAGAAAAAATAAAGCAATTAAAGAAGTTTCAAGAAATAATCCAGTTATGGCTGGTTTTCCTTTATATACTTTAAATAAATTTGTAACTATTTTAACTGAAAATAATTATACTATTATTTTAATTGAACAAGTTTCAGCACCTCCTAATCCTGATAGAAAAATTACTGAAATTATCAGCAAATCTACTTATATTAGTAATGGCACACCTTCTACGAAAAGTAATTATATTATGGTTATGTATTTTGAGGAAATGAAAGATGGTTTGTTAATTGTTGGAATAGCTGCTGCTGATCTTACAACTGGGAAATCTTTTGTTTTTGAGAGCGGAGCAACGAAAACTGATAAAAATTTAACATTAGATGAAGTTTATAAATTGCTTACTATCTATAATCCAACAGAAATTTTAATATTATCTGAAAATGAAATAAAAAATAAAAATCAAATTATTGAAATTACCAATTCTATAAATTCGATTGTTCATCAGAAATGGAATAAATATGAACTTTTCCCAATTATTAAAAAACTTGATTATCAAAATAAAATTCTTGAGAAATCATATGAAAATAATTCACTTCTTTCCATTTGCGAATTTTTAAATTTAGAAAGAATGAATTATGCTAGGGTGAGTTTGTGTTGCCTTCTTCAATTTGCCTATGAACATAATGCAGATATTATAAAAGAATTGCAAATCCCCACAATCTTAGAGCAATCTAAAATTCTTAATATCGAATATAACAGTTCGCTTCAATTAAACATCATAAGTAACAATCCAAATGACAAACCTTTATTAGATATCTTAAATAGATGTTCTACGGCTTTTGGAGGTCGTCAATTCAAAGAAAGACTTCTAAATCCTATCACAGACCCTGAAGAATTGAATATTAGATATAAAAAGATTGAAGAATTGTTGAAAAATAATAAATTCAAAATTATTAATAAATATCTTAATCATATTAACGATTTAGAAAGAAGTAAAAGAAAGATTTTATTGAAAAAATTTAATCCCAGCGAATTTGGCTATTTCTTTAATTCTCTCGAAAATGCAATTGAGGCTTTTAAGGTTGTTGATAATTCTGATATTATTATTAAAATAAATTCTATTGTCGATTATTTAAAAGTTTTGAATTTAGATGAATGCTCTAAATATAATATTGTTGATATTAAAACAAACATCTTCAATATTGGCTATCTTCCTGAAATTGATAAACTCACAGAAACTAGAAATGATAAACTCAAATTTCTAAATTCTATTTGTGATAGTATCAATGAAATTGCTGATGAAACAGTAAGCAAACTTGAGAACAGTGACAAAGACGGATATTTTATCTTAATTACTAAAAAGAGATATGAAACAGCTATGAATAAAAATAAAAATTTTATGTCTAAATTTGATAAAAAAATTATTGGAACCAATAATAATAATCTCAAATTGACATCTAATGAAATTAATGAAACTTCTGTAGCTATTGAAACCATAGAAACCAAAATTCAATCAATTGTTTTAAATGAATATTTGAGTTTTTTGACAAAATTTTTAAATGAAAATAAAAATGATTTGGACATCATTATTAATGAATTAACAGAACTTGATATTAATAATTGCAATGCTCGAAATTCCTTTGACTATTGCTATCATAAACCAACAATCTCAACAACAACTGAAACCTCTTTCATAAATGCTGAAAATTTGCGCCATCCTATTATTGAAAGAATTTATAGTGAAATTGAATATATTGGTAATGATATCTCTTTAAATCAGAATGGGATATTATTATATGGAATTAATGCTTCTGGGAAATCGTCATTTATGAAGGCAGTTGGATTATCAATAATTATGGCACAAGCTGGAATGTTTGTTCCTTCTACGAATTTTCAATATTATCCTTACAGACATATAATGACCAGGATTTGCGGAAATGATAATATCTTTAGAGGAATGAGCAGTTTTGTTGTCGAAATGACAGAACTTCGAAATATTCTTCAAAGGGCTGATAAAAGCAGTCTTATTATTGGCGATGAGGTCTGTTGCGGAACTGAAGCAATTTCAGGTGTTGCTATTGTTTCTGCTGCAATTAATGAACTTGTTTTTAAGAAGGCTTCATTTATCTTCACAAGCCATTTACATGAACTTACAGATATTTCAATAATCAAAGAAAAGATTGAAGAAAATAAATTGAAAATCTTTCATATGCATATTGAGATTATAGATGATTTAATTATTTATGAGAGAAAATTGAGAGAAGGACAAGGATCTAATATTTATGGGATTGATGTTTGCAAATCATTGGATATGCCATTAGACTTTATGAAAAATGCAGAAATGGTAAAAAAAGAGATTTTGGGATTAAATACAACTATTATAAATACAAAAACTTCTAATTATAATTCTTCCATTTATATGGATATTTGTGAGGTTTGTAGAAAGAATAAGGCAAATGAAACTCATCATATCAATTATCAAATGGATGCAGATGCCAATGGAAGATTTGATAATTTTAATAAAAACATTCAACATAACCTCATTACCATTTGCGACGAATGCCATAAAAATGAACATAATGGGAATATAAGTATTGTGGGCTATAAAATGACGAATAAGGGAAAGAAACTAGAAGTTGAGAGCAAAAGCAAGAAACTTATTAAACACGAAAATGATATTTGGTATTATAGGACGAGAAGTAATGCAAAATGGCAACCAACAACAGAAGACGACATGATTTCATTTTATAATAAACAGATGAAAACAACAAAAACGGCAGCGGAAGTTTTAGCCGAATTTAATTAATTTTTTTTTTTCATTTTTATTAGAAGTAAATAAAAAATTGATTATATATTTTTATTATAAAAAGTATATAAACAATGTTTATAACTAGCCTTAAAATGATTGAACCGGCTACAGCATCAATTGCTGTATACTTATTAGCAAATACGAATAAAATTAAGCCTACAATTCTAAGAAAGGAACCATTTTATTATAAAAAAAAGATGTGCAAATGGATAAAGAAAAATAAACATCTAATGTTGGAAGTTGGAATTGATGAATTTTCTGATTTCATATTTGATGTTACAAATTATATTCATGTTCCTGTTCCATCTTTAGCATTAACATTAGCTTTAACATTATATTCGATATTAATAATAATTTTTATATTATTATAAAATAGTATAATATATGAGTAGTAGCAGCAGTGGCAAAAAATCATCTTCAATGCAAAATGCTAAAAAATTAATAAGTAAGGAATTGGCAAAAAGAGAAAAACGTTGTAATCGTAAAGTTGTTTATGAATATAAACGTCCAGATGAAGATCCTTATGATAAATACGATAATCTTGATTTATTCAAACAAGAAAATCCTTTTGATACTAACAAGAGCTGTAAAGTTCTTATAGATACTGGAAAAATTAAAACTGATAAAAATTCTCAATATTTTAAAGATGTTTATACAAAAGCTCGTTGCAGAACTGTAAGAGGCGTTTGGGATAAAAAAACAGTAAATCGCAATAATACTTATGATATGGGAAATTGCTGGGTTGATAAAGATGATGCCGAATGTGGTGAATTATTAAAAGATAGCAAATTTTTACGAGATGAAGATTTATCAAGAGATGAAATAAAAAATGCTCAAAAAACTTGCAATTCTAATGATAAATGCGATTTAAAACGCATTGGAAGTGATAGAATAGATTGTGTTGTCAAATCTAAATTTACAAAAGAATTTAGCGACAGTAAAGCTTCTGACAAATCATCGCAATCACAACAATCATCCAGAAAATCAATATCTGGCAAAATTGATTTTAATAATATGGAAACTTCATTATATAATTTATATAATTCTAAAGATGCTCCAGAAACTTTAAGATTAATTGGAACTGGTAATAGATGTGTTGAAGGCTACACAGAAGAGGCGGAAGAAATTCACGATGATATAACAGATGATGCGATAATAGAAACTACAAATAAAGAAGATAGTCCAATTATTGCTCAATTAGAAGCAACACGAACTGTAACATCGATGCGTAAATATGTAGTTTTCAATTATACAAATTATCTACGCCATATTTATTTTTTAATTATAAATACATATCCTGATATATCAAATCAATCAAATGTGAAATTATTAAGCTTATATATAAATCCGGATCCAAATGCTTCCATGACAGTCATATTAATTAAATTTAAAAATGCATTAGATGAATATATCAAAAAATTTAAAACAAATTATTCTATGTCTCGAAGTAATTTTGATCGTGTTGATAAATATGCTGGTGCGTTGTATGATAAATTTTTCACCTCATATTTTTATAATCCAGACACATATACAAAAGAAGCTTTAGACAATTATGATTATTTTCAGAAATTATTTGTTGAATATTTTATAAAATTATTAGATCCAAATGTTAAATCTGATGCAGCTATAATTAAATATTATATGGGCGATGAATATTCTGATAAAAGATTTGATTTTTTTAAGAAAAGTTATAATCAGCTTTATAATCAATTGAAAAAACAATACCAAGAACAAAGAACCTATTTAACAAATATGGATATTCTTGATAAAATTAGATTATTAAAATTTGATATTGAAAATTTATATTTAAGTTATTTTAAAAATTATTTTACACATGAATTTTCAATGGAAAAAGAAAGAAATCGCCAAATTCATCAAAAATGCATTCGATATTCAATATCTTTAACTGATCCAAGAAGTGAAGATTTTAAATTATTATTTGCCAAACATGCAAATTATGTTCCACGAACATCAGATATGACAGCATTAGAAGAGTTTATTGAAGAATATGATGAATTGTATGAAAAAAGAGATACAGATATATTAAAATATTTTTATGTTTATGGCAAATTTTTCCCAGATTATTTTACATCAGAAGAATTATCATTTTACAATAATTTTATTAAATCAAGAATTACAAATTTAGATCCTAATAATGCAGCTGATTATACTGATCTTGATAAATATATTGATGATAAAAGTAAGTTAAGCGAATTTAAAAGATTATATAATTTAATTGATAAAGATGCAACCACTAATTATGATAATCAAATGAGACAACTTTATAAGAAATATTTTTCTCAATATTTTGAAGATAAAGAACTCAGATCATCATCAACATCATCATCTAAATCTAGTAAATCATCTTATGGACCATTATTATCATCATCTATATCATCACGTCCAGAATATTCATCGCCTGAAGTTATTGTTGCCAAAAATCCTAAATTGCCAACAGTTCCTCAATCTATAATAAATAATATTTGCAAGACTATTCATAATAATAATTTAGATAAACGAGGGATGTTAATTTGGCATTCCACAGGAAGTGGAAAAACTTGCACTGCAACTTCTATAATGGATGGATTTTGGGGAACAAATAAGAAAATTATTTATTGCAGTAGTGTTGAGGCAATAAGCAGCAATCCTCCTATTAATTTTTATAAATGTGCTACAGACTTATTTCCGCGATTTGCAGGAAAAAGTTTAAATGAGACTGAAAAAATGTTTAAAAATGTTTTATTTTTAACTTTTGCCAAATTAGCAAATCGCATAGAAAAGAAGCAAATAAAATTAGATGATTGTATTTTAATTATAGATGAGGTTCATAATCTATTCAGACCTTTAGTTACACAAAGAAAACAGCATCAATATTTAGAAAAATTATTATTATCAGGACCTACACAATTTCCAAATATGAAAGTATTTATATTAACCGCAACTTTAGGTGATAATCCATCTGAAATATTTAAATTATTGAATATTGTCAGAGATACTCAAACTTCTCAATTCTTGGAAACTGATTTGAAAGATGTTGATCAATTCAAGAAGAAAATAAGAGGATTAGTATCTTATTTTGATATGTCTAATGATACCAGTAAATTCCCAGTTGTTGTTTATGAAGAACCCAAATTTATTGATATGTCAAAGAAACAATTTGATGAATATATTAAAAAATATAAGGAAGTCAAAGATACTGCAAAAGATTTTGACAAATTATCAAAACTCAATTCTTTGAATAAATATTGGGCGGCTGCTCGTCGTTATTCAAACACTCTTTACAATCTAGAAAAAGGAATGAAACTTCGTGATTTTAGTGCAAAATTAGAAGAGTTATTATTAGAAGTAGAAAAATATCAAAATGAAAAACAATATATTTATTCTGCATTTTATGAAAATAAAGGTTATGGTGGTCATGGTATTTTAGCTGTTTCTAAGCAATTAGAAAACAAAGGATATTCACGACTTTCACCAACAGAAGCACTAAAAATTTTAAATAATCCTAATCGCGAAACTGAAGATAAGAAGCCTCGTTATATATTAGCTGTCAGCACTCAATTAGGCGTAAATAAAGGTGCAGATTTAGATAAAATGAGAGCATTATTTAATGCACCTTTTAATAAAAATGGCGAGTATGTGCAATTGTTTTTAGCTTCTCAGAATTATAATGAAGGTATCGATTTGAAGGCAGTTCGTCATATTCATATCTTCGAACCTTTAATAACTTGGGCTAGCGATAAACAAACAATTGGAAGAGCGGCTCGTTTATGTTCTCATGCAGATTTAGATAAAGGTGATTGGAATGTACGCATTCATCGTTATATGAGTAACTTTCCTACAAATAAAGTTGATCCAGAAAATGCAGCAACTAGAAATGGAGTATTGGCGGCAATTACGGAATTAGAAGCAGAATGGGTTAAATTAAAAACTGGATTGAAAAAATATACAGCTGATAGCAAAATTATTTCAAAAGAAATAACTAAAGACAAGAAAGCTAAGAAAGATGTTTCCGATTTAGAAGATAAACTTTCAATAAATAAAACTGTTATTGATAATATCAAAGAAAGAATTGAAAAAAATAAAGAAGAAATAAAACAACAAAAAGCTGAATTGAAAAAATATCCGGATGAACTGGCATCAAAAGGAAAAGGACGGGCAAAGAAAACAGTTGATGCAACTGGAATTGAAAATATTGATAAATTTATCTTTGAAAATGCTAAATCTAAGATGCAACACATCTTATCATTATATCAAGCAATGAAAGAAGCTGCGATTGATTGTCAAGTATTGAAAAAATTCCATAGTTCTGGTAATCAAGAGATTACTTGTCATAAATATTAAGATTTTTTTATTTTTTTTATAATTATAGAATAATGACTATATACGATTGCATTATTATTGGGTCAGGTCCTGCTGGATTAACTTTCGCAACCTTAGCAGACAAAAATGAAAAAATTATGATAATTGAAAAAGATAAATTTATAGGAGGTTGTCATAAGGTAAATAGACAAAGATATGAGAATGAGAATTATTTTTGCGAACATGGTCCAAGAGTTTATTTTAACAATTACATAAATTTCAAAATGATTTTAAATAAGATTGGATTGAAATTTAAAAATGTTTTTGTTAAACAACATGCATCATTGTCTAATCTTATTTATGAATTGTCTGTTAAATATAAAGTATTAAATTTTAGAGAAATATGGATAATAACTGTTGAATTTTTCAAAGTATTGTTGGATCCAAATTATGGAAAGAAAATTTCATTAAACGATTTTATGAAATTAAATAATTTCACTGAAAATGCCTTTAAATATACAGATCGTTTTGTTAGATTAAGTGATGGTGGCGATATTACTAAAATTTCTTTAAATAGTTATTTACAGTTAATAAATGAGGCTATTATTTATACACCATGCCAACCTAGACTTCCAAATGATGAAGGATTATTCAATGTTTGGAAGAATTATTTAAATTATGTTGATTTTAAATTTAATACTGCTATAAATAGAATTGAGAAAGATGAAAATGGAATAATAAAATTAACATCAGATGATAATGAAACGTTTCTAACAAGACGACTTATATTAGCTATTCCTCCAACAAATTTATATAAAATTCTTCAAAATTCATCAGAAGAATTGAGAACAATTAATGATTTGGCAGAATATTCCGAGAAAACAGAATACAATGATTATATTTCTATTACTTTTCATTGGAATTTTGAAATAAAAGAATTGAAAGATATTAATGAAAGTTTAATAAATGATACAGATTGGGGAATAATCAAAATCATCTTATCAAATTATATGAAATTTAAAGAAAGAAATTCAAAAACCGTCATTAGCTGCAATGCATCTTATTTAGATAGAAAAAGTAAGTTTTTAAATAAGACTGCGAATGAATGTAAAGATAAAAATGAAGTTATTTATGAAATTTATCGACAATTAAAAGAGATATATCCAACTCTCCCTATTCCAACACTAGCTTTTATTAATAATTATTATGATGGCAATAAATGGAAATCGGGAGAAACAGCATTTATAAAAACCGTTAATTATAATCATCTCAAAAATGATAAATTGAGTGATAATATTTATATTCTAGGAACGCACAATGGAAATGCCAAAGTTCATTTCACATCATTTGAAAGTGCTGTGAGCAATGCAATTGCATTGATAAATAAAATTTATGATAAGGATTATCCGATAAAAAAGGCATTTACGATTAAAGATTTAATAATGCTTATTATTGTTTTTATAATTATCGTCATAATTTTATTTATTATTAATTATTAATACAAATGACAGATAATAAGGATGACGAGGTTATGATATTGATTGAGGATAGTAACGCTGCCGCAGCGATGACCTCAAAATTAAAAGCAGATTTTGTGAATATATTACCAACTACACCTGCATCTAAGGAAGACCGATTATTAACCTTATATGAATTTTCAGAAAAAAATCAGAATAAGGATTGTCAGACAGAGACGAGCGATGTTTCAAATGATATATCATATAGAAGAGATAAATTATTGAAATCTATTAAGGAAAATAAGAAGAAATTAAACACATCATTATATATCATTTCATCTAAATATGATTTAATTTATTTCAGATATAATCGCATTTCATTGTTAATATTGATTGTATCAACTATAACCACATTTATTGAAGCTATAAGATTGACTTTAATCAATTATCAAAATGACACTAAAGATAATCAGATGCAAATGATAATATCGAAAGAGACAATATCATTAATAATAAGTATGTTTTCATTATTTCTGGGAACCTTTCTTACAATTCTAAGTTCAATTGTTAAATTTAGAAATTATCGTGAAAATATGGAAAAGCTGAAAAACATTCATGATGTCTTATTTAATTATAAGATTATGTATAATAAACAATTAGATTTGATTGAATTTTTTACATTGTCAAATAGTCTCACAGTTGAATTATTTGATAAGCTTGTAGAGAATGTGGAGACCATAAATAAAGAGATTAAAGATATTAACATCTTTGAGAATATCAGAATAAAAGATATTATCAAATTTAATAAAATAAAAGCGGATCATGATGTTCAATTAAAGAAATTATCAACGAAAAAGGAATTAGAATTTTTGAAATTGACAATTGAATCAACTCGAAATAAATGTTTATATGAAAAACAAACAAATGAAATTGAAGCCGATATTAATAATCTGAATAAAAAAAAAGCAGGATGTTTTTAATTTGAATAAGCTAAGCCACCCATACCGGATAAGATGCGAAGAACGTTATAATTAACAGTGTAGATATAGATAGTGCCATTAACAGAAGAGGAAACAGATAAAACAGCAGTATCTATGCGGGACATATTGAGAGTGCCAGATGGTTGATGATCTTCAGGCTTGATAGCAAAGGAATAAACATTGATACCATTGTTGAAAAGATTGGGAGTATATTCGTGATGTTGATAAGGTTGAACAAGGCTGAAATAACTTCCCTTGCGTTCAGCAAAACGATCATTGCCATTTAATTGTATCTTGGCTAGTGTGACGGGGTTGCGACCAAGAACATATTGATTATCGGCATTGCGATCAGTGAAATTATTCCAATATGGGTTAGCAACGACATTGGTAGCAGCAGCATCTGGTTTAACAACCCATATTAATTCCTTGCAAGGATGATTGAAGTTCATGCGAATAGTCTTCATTGAATTGGCTGTATTTCCAGTAACAGTGTCAGCGCCAGTGAATTGAAGTTGTTCAATTAGATATTCATGAGATAGCTGTGCAAATCGTCGGCGTTCATCAGTATCGAGGAAGATATAATCAACCCATAGTGCAGCAGAAGTTAAACTTATTTTAGTTGAAAGATTTTGCGGAAGATCGCCAACTGCATTAGTTTTTCCAGTAGTAACAGCGCTGCCTTGAGCATATGTGCTATCATATATATTAAAAGCACGATCAGAATAATTTGCACCTGTATCTATCATGTTTGATGCGGTTTCAAATTCTATATTTATTTTTACTTCGTGATATTGAAGAGCTATTAATGGAAGAGCTAAGCCAACATTGCGACAGAACCAGAATTCGAGAGGAACATATACAGAATAGCTATTTTTAGCATGGAGTAAAATAGAACGATTTAATTTATCACCACCAACCATAAGTTTATATCCGTCACGTTTTCCTACTGGAAGTGATAATTCATTCCATATATATAACCATTCTGAATAATGCTTATCAATACGTTGTCCACCGATTTCTAATTCAATAGTTTTTAATAACTTAAGACCAAAATATGGAACTAGTGCAACAGGATTATTTATACCGCTTGTCGCGTCTTCATTGGTATTATTAATAGTACCAGTGAAATAAACACGACTTATTAAATCACCGTTTCGAGTAACTTGGCAAGTTACACGAGAACCAAATGAAGAAGATCCATTGAAAGTTTGTTCAATCGCTTCTATTGCGAAATTAGTATGACGGCGATAAGCAACTTTAAAAAAAGTAATTTGAGGATTACCAGTTAAATAAACGTCCTGAGCACCATAAGCAACAAGTTGAATAAGACCACCACCCATTTATGCTATATTCTTTATACTATAATAGGAGAAAAAAAAAGTATATAATTTAATTTGAATAAGCTAAACCACCCATACCTGAAAGAATACGGAGGACATTATAATTAACAGCATATACATATAATATAGATTTTGACGGAATATAATCTGTGTCTGCAGTTGCTCCTGTTGCTTCTTCAAAACTTAGATATAATAGAGCAGTATCTATACGAGACATATTAAGGGTTCCTGATGGTTGATGTTCTTCTGGTTTTAGAGCAAATGAATAAACATTGATACCCGCATTTGTTGGTATGTTCTCATGATGTTGAAATGGTTGAATAAGATTGAAATAACGACCAGGACGTTCATAGAAACGATCATTACCATTTAATATTAATTTAGAAGTTTTGATTGGATTGGAAGGTAAAGCAATTGCTAAAGCAGCTTTGCCTGGAACATAATTTACATTAGTTTGCATTAATTCTTCTTTTAGTTTTTCATAAGTTCTTGGAAGATCGACACCACCAGTTCCTGGAACTATAGTGCCAACAGCAGTTGTATAATTAAACCAGTTAGCTCTCTTTAATGGAGTGCTTTCATCATTGGTTACGAACCATACTAATTCTTTGCAAGGATGATTGAAATTTAATTTGGTTTTTAGACCTGTAGTAGAAGTTATAGCCTCTTGACCAGTAAATTGAAGTTGTTCAATTAGATATTCATGAGATAGCTGAGCAAATCGGCGGCGTTCATCGGTATCAAGGAAGATATAATCAACCCATAGTGTAACAGCTGATAAAGCCGGGGCAGCTGCTGCGAATAATCCGCATTTCTCAGCAGATTCGAAGTTAAGGTTGATTTTAACTTCATGATATTGAAGAGCTATTAATGGAAGAGCTAAGCCAACATTGCGACAGAACCAGAATTCAAGAGGAATATAAAGAGTGTTAGATCCGAGATCTTTTCCACCATAAGCTCCAACCATTTCATTATATCCACGGCGTTTAGATAGAGGCAGAGAAAGCTCATTCCATACATATAACCAATGAGAATAATGTTTGTCAATCTTTTGACCACCAATTTCTATTTCAACATAATTTATCAAACGAAGACCATAATAATTATAATAAAAATCATTGCCAGTTGTATTAGGAACGCTTACTTGTAAATACATACGATTTATTAGATCGCCATTGCGAGATATTTGGCAAGTTACACGAGAACCATAACCTGGAGTTCCGTTGAAATTTTGTTCAATCGCTTCTATTGCGAAATTAGTATGACGGCGATAAGCAACTTTGAAAAAAGTAATTTGAGGATTACCAGTTAAATAAACGTCCTGAGCACCATAAGCAACAAGTTGAAGAAGACCACCACCCATTTATGCTATATTCTTTATACTATAATAGGAGAAAAAAAAAGTATATAATTTAATTTGAATAAGCTAAACCACCCATACCTGAAAGAATACGGAGGACATTATAATTAACAGCGTATATATAAATACTACCAGAAACAGCTGTTCCATTTGCTGTTCGAGGATTTACAGCTAAAGTTGCAGTGTCTATGCGAGACATATTTAGAGTTCCTGATGGTTGATGTTCCTCTGGTTTTAGTGCAAAGGAATAAACATTAATTCCACGATTGAGAGGAATATTAGTATGATGTTGATATGGTTGGACAAGATTGAAATAATTACCCTTGCGAACACTGAAGCGATCTTGTCCATTTAATTGTAATAGACAATTCTCAAATGGATTTACATCTTTAGTATAAATATTGGCACTTGATGAAATATCATATGGAGTAATATTATCAATTATATAACGATTTTCAATTCCACTATTAACAGTAGCAGTGCCATCACTTTTAGTTACTAGATTATTTAGAGCAGCACCATGGCTAGTATCATTTGGATATCCATATACAGACTCTTGTCCCACAGCAAGATTTGAAAATGGTAATCTGGCATTTATATCAGGTATAGTATAATTATACCAGTAAGAATTATAGTTATGGATCTTGGCTACCCATATTAATTCTTTGCAAGGATGATTGAAACTTAATTTGATGCGAGATCCAGTAGCATTTAAAGTTTCTTGACCAGTGAATTGAAGTTGTTCAATTAGATATTCATGAGATAGCTGAGCGAATTTACGGCGTTCATCAGTGTCAAGGAAGATATAATCAACCCATAAATTAGCACTTGATAAACTCTTTCCAGTTTCAGCAGCTTCAGTTCCATTTATATCGGTGTTTGGTTTATAGGTGCAATTTGCGAAAGTTTCAAAATCAATCTTTAGTTTAACTTCATGATATTGAAGAGCAATTAGAGGTAGAGCAAGACCAATATTGCGGCAAAACCAGAATTCAAGAGGGATATATAAAGTAGTTACTCCATTTCCTTCCTTTCCTGTATTGCCAGCAGTAGTATTATCACCATAACTATTATTTAATATATCACGATCAGCACCAACCATAGTATCCCAGGCATGACGCTTGCCAAGGGGAAGAGATAATTCATTCCATATATAGAGCCAATCGGAATAATGCTTGTCTATTTGTTGTCCTCCAATTTCTATGGAAACAGATTTTAATAAGCGAAGACCTAAATAATTAACATAGGAATATGTATCAGGAGTAGTTAATGCGGGTATTCCTACTTCTAAATATGTGCGATGGATTAAATCACCATTTCGTGATATTTGGCATGAAACGGAATTTCCAAAATTTGGAAGACCGCTAAAAGTTTGTTGTATTGCTTCCATAGCAAAATTAGTATGTCGGCGATAAACAACTTTGAAAAAAGTAATTTGAGGATTACCAGTTAAATAAACATCCTGAGCACCATAAGCAACAAGTTGAAGAAGACCACCACCCATTTATGCTATATTCTTTATACTATAATAGGAGAAAAAAAATAATCCGTAAAATATATAAAAGCATAGTCCATTTTTTTTATTATTGTAATATGTTTAAAGACAAAACATCTAAAAAACGATTTCAGAATGTTGATATAACACGTGATTTATCAACATTGGATGCCATGCATAATAAAATAATTAGTAACTATAATCAGAAAATAATTGATGATCAAAATTATATAGATAAAATAAATAAATTAGAAATAAATTATAAAAATATAAATGATGAAATCATAAAATATTATAATAATAATATTAAAAATGATCAATTATATTCCAATTTGTGGAACAGTAATATTCAAATAAGGGAAGAATTGAAAAACATTCAAAATGAGATTACTAATATTAATTATTTTGATGAAATCGAATATTATGAAAATACAAGTTCAATATTATTTAATTATTATGAGATGATAGAAAAACAATCACTCATTTCTTCTAATAAGTATAAGACAAAATCAATTTTAGATTCATTCAATGTTAATAAAGAAGAAAATAAAATTGAAGAGGACGATTTGAAAACAGTTGAAAAAAGCGATTTGGTTGATCAATATTTATCAATTACAAATAAATATCATATCAAGAAAACGAATAATGATAACACAGAGATTTGTATGAAATGTAATATTCCTTTAATTTGTTTGCAGCAAGATGCAATTATGATTTGTAGTAATTGCGGATATCAGGAATTGTTATTAGTAGAACAGAATAGACCAATATTAAAACAGAATAATAAGGATACATCTCATTTCAGTTATAAAAGGATTAATCATTTTAGGGAATGGTGCAATCAAGTGCAAGGAAAAGAGAGCACGGATATTCCCAATGATGTATTTGAAAAGATTTTGAATGAAATTAAAAAAGAGAAAATTATGGATACGAAAAAAATAACATATTCAAAGATGAGGGAAATATTGAAAAGATTGAGAATTAATAAATATTATGAACATATCAATTATATTATTAATCGAATTAATGGAATTCCTACTCCACAATTTTCAGCAGAATTAGAAGAAAAATTGTGTTCGATGTTTAGAGATATTCAAGGACCCTTTTTAAAACATTGTCCAAAAGATCGCAAAAATTTCCTATCTTATAGTTATGTTTTATACAAATTCTTTCAAATATTAGGACTGAATGAATATTTGAAATTTTTTCCTCTATTAAAAAGTAGAGAAAAATTATACATTCAAGACCAAATATGGAAAAAAATATGTGAAGAATTGAATTATAAAATTATTCCATCCCTCTAAACACCGAAGCCAATTAGACGGAAACCGGCACCAAGTCCAACACCTTGACGAGTTCCAGCAGCTATGGAAGGTGAAACGATGTCGAAGATGGAGAATAAACAAGCGGCGGTTAAGGCAATCATCCATATTTCACTGAAGCGTAATTTATGTTCAGGTAAAATATACGCAGCTAAAGCAACAACCATGGCTTCTATGGCGTATTTTAATAAACGCATAATTGCCTCCCAAATATCGAAACTATAAGTTGGCTGATTCATACTATTATAATAATAACATTTTTTATTTTTATTAAAAATAAAATTATATAAGAAAATTTTTATTTTATTATATATAAATAAAAATGGAAGATGTATTAGTTACTACTAAGGAACGAGATTATCTTGATGAAGACAAGCCGATTAAGGGTCAAAATTATTGCCTAGTTTCTTTTCTAAGTCCAGAAGATGTTCTAAAAGAAAAAGAGGTTTATTATTTCTCACGATTTCTTGATCGATTTGGAAAAGATATGACAACTCTTCTTGATGGACTTCAAAATAAATATCCTGATTCCGCTGATCTAGTAAATACCATTAGAACAAATCATGCCTATATCTTTGATGCAAAAGAGCTTGATGAACAATATAAGTTTTTCAAGAATACTAATAGTGGCGAAATTGAAACCGATTTCCATAAAGAAAATAATTTCAGAACATCTATGCGAGGAATTAAAATTCGCGGTGTTTTTGACACTGTTGATGAAGCCAAGAGCCGTAGTGAATTTATTAAGAGACATGATAATAAGTTTGATATTTATATCTGTCAGGTTGGTTGCTGGTGTCCATGGTCACCAAATCCCAATGATCTAAATGAACAAGAGTTTTCAGAAACTCAACTAAACACTCTAATGAAACAGTATAAGCAAAATATGGAGAGTAAAGATGAAGTTTTCGAACAACGAAAGACTGACATGATTGCTAAAGCTAAGGTTAATAATGTTGCAGATGATCTTGCAAATCAACCTGACCCATGGATGGCAAATAAGACAGTTCAAGAGGAGACCCCTGAAGAAGTTGCCCCAGAAGCCACCCCAGAAGCCACTCCAGAAGCCACTCCAGAAGCCACTCCAGAAGCCACAATTGAAAGAACTCCAAGCGATTAAATAATTTTCTTTATTTTTATATTTTCATTTAATAAAAATGAAATCTATTGCATTATTCATGTTATTTATAGGGTCATTGTTGATAATTAAAAATTATTATGAAAATAAGTATATTAAACAGGCAGAACCAACAACAATAATAAAATATTTGCCAATTTCTCAATATGAGCAAGTTATGACAGATGAACAATCATTGTCAGATTTTTATAAAGGTATGTTTGAACAAACACAACCAAATGTATATGATTATAAAAAAAATATATAAATTAGTAATAGTGCTTGATATAAAATAATGTCAATTCTCGAAATTGGATATTTATTAATAAACAATATTAATTCAAAGACAGATTTAAATAAGATAAAATTGATGAGTTCTATTGGAAATTATAAGAAAGAAATTGAAAATAAAAAGAAATTAGAAATGGAAATGAAAACGAAATATATGAATTTATATGAAAACAAAAGAATAAGAAACAAGAAAATATATGATAAATATATGAATGAAAATCAATTATTATATAATAAATGGAAGAAAAATAATAAACCAAAAGATTTATATGAATATATATCACATAAAAAACCGGAATTAGAAGACGTTGAGGATATATTTACATTAAAATAAATCTTCTTCTGATGTAAAATATACAAATCCTAAAATATAATTGAGAATGTTTATGATCATGTAAAATATTTCTGCAATTTTATTAAATATAAGTTCTAGAAATAAATAAACAAAATATGGCAATTTTAGTATCATCCATAGTATCTCAAATAAACTTAAAATTAGAGCTATCATTGGAATAAATATAGTTGCAATAATCCGAGCATAAGAAATTTTGAAGATAGCTGAATAAATTGCAGCAACAATTAATACAAATATTAAAACTCCTATAATTGGAATGAATATTTCTTTAAGTTTACCAAATATATAATTAATCATTAATTCTAATTTATTTAATTATATAAATTAGAATAATTAATGAAATCTTTTAGATTTAATATTTTTGCGTTTATAATTGCTTTTTCTTTTGGTATTTTATATGTTTATATTTCAGCCCCTAAACCAGTTGTAATTATCAAATATCCAACTCCTTACAATGCAAATAAAATTGTTTATAGAAATCCGAATTCTGAGATGTGTTATAAATATGAAATGGAGGAAGTTGAATGTTCTAAAAATGCAATTGAACAACCTATTATATAAATAATGTAACTTTAAATTAGATATGAAAACCCAATATATAATTGATCGTCTATTTTATAATGAATATGGGCAAATGTTTATTAGTGCTTTGTTTGGTCTATCTTTAGCATTATTATTTAATCGTGTTTGTAAAGATAATTGTACTCTTTATGTTGCACCAAATGACGAAGAAATTCAAAATAATATTTTCAAATTAAATGATACTTGTTATCGCTATAAGAAAGTTGCGGCAAAATGTAATAAAGACGCTCTTTATAACAACGACGGAACTTATAAACCATCTAATCAAATTCAGCTTCCTTCAATGATGGATAAAATATTTGCGTAAGAATGATTATTATATATATAAATTATAATAATATAAAAGCAGATGGCAACAATCGGCAAACCGAGTAATAATATTATGATCACTTCTATTGATAAAATACCAGCAAAACAAAATGGCGGGGCGGCAATGACTGATGATATGAATGATGATCCGATAGTTCGAGATGTATTAAGCGAATTTGAAAAAGAACTTGCAATGACTTCTGGCAATAATTATCAAATTAATTATGATCAGCAACAACCTCAACACCAGCCTCAACACCAACCTCAACAACCTCAGCAACAACTACAACAAGATCCGCAACAATTTCAACAACCTCCACCACAACAAGCAAAAGTATCAAAGAAACAAGATTTTTATATTGATAATGAAATTGTAGTTAAGGTTTTTATTATTTGCATAATTGTGGCATTAGTTACGAACCCTTATATTTATTCAACTATCTTAAGCAAAGTTCCTGAAAATATATCATTACTTTTAGATAATTATAATTATTTTATTAAATTGATATTAATATTTATAATTTTATATTTACTCATCTTTTATAAATGCGTATAACTTTTGCTGCAAGAATTGTCAAAAGCTTCGAAATGAGTATTGTCGGAATTTAATCCCTGAATGCCATAAGCATTTTTATCTTGTTTAATTTCAGTATTATAGCTTTTTTCATCATAAACATTAGTTTGAGCTGCCTTTAATAAGTCGTTTGAAATATATGGAACGAGTTTGCTATTATCATTTTTATTTTCTTCAACATAATGATCTGGAATTTCGGGTAATATTGAATATTCTTTTGGTTTGGTATCTCCAGAAAAAAATTTAAATATTGAATCCATGGTTGATTGTTCAGGTTGAGCGGTAGTATATGGAGCTGGGGAAGATGTAAAATGTGAAATGGTGTCAAATGAAAGTCCCATTGGAGATGAAAAAGCTTCGGTTTTTTGTTCTGGTGCTTTTGATGGTTGTTTAATTAATTTGCGTTGATAATATTTAAAATAGATAATTAAAAATATTAATCCAGTTAAAAATCCTATAATCTCATCCACAGTTAAAATTAAAAATAATATAACAAGTGCAATGAATAATTGATTAATTGGGGTGCTTATAATTATGGGTAAATCAAAATCAACTAAAATCACAAAAATTAAAATTACAACTAATAATCCTCTTATTATATCTTTTAACATCTATTTATAAATTACATATAAAAAATAAATTAATAATGAATTATGTTGAAAAAATATGAGTATTGTAACTTCACTGACAAATCGAGGATATGCCATCCATAAAACAGAAGAAAATAAAGAAACAATTGACAAGATCAAAGCAGAACTTTTAATTTCTCCAAAATCTTTTAATAATTCTTTTGCTGCAGCTGTTAAGGAATATCCTATTTATCTTGAAAGTGATACAAAATTATATGTTCCTAAATGTTATGGAATTGAAAAATTTGGATTTCCATTAAAAGATAATCTCAGTTTTGGCGTAGATTGTCCCAACCTCATTTTTAATGGTAAGCTAAGAGATATTCAACAAGCTCCAATTGACGCTTATATCGATAGTGTTATTAATAAAAAGAAGCTTGGAGGAATTATAAGCGTTCCTTGCGGATTTGGAAAAACAATTATGGCAATTTATGTTGCCTGTTATTTTAAAAAGAAAACATTATTTATTTCTCACAAAGATTTCTTGAATGAACAATTTATTAATAGTATTAAATTATTTGTTCCTTCTGCGAGAATTGGAAAGATTAAGCAGAGTAAAGTTGATGTTGATGATAAAGATATTGTTATTGCAACTTTGCAATCATTGGCATTGCGAGATTATGACAATAAGATTTTTAATGAATTTGGATTGGTTATTATTGACGAATGTCATCATATTGCATCTGAAGTATTTTCAAAAGCATTTAGAAAAATGAATATTCGCGTTACTTTAGGATTATCAGCGACTTTGAATAGAAAAGATGGATTAAGAAAGGTTTTTGAATGGTATTTGGGAAAATCTGTTTATAAGATTAAAATTGATAATGACGATTGTAATATGATTGTTAATCTTCATAAATATTTTGTCTATGATTTGGATTATAGTTATGTGAAGATGATGTATAATGGAAGCCCAAACATGGTAAGCATGGTTAATAATATTTGCAGTTTTATGCCAAGAACTAAATTTATTATAAAATTATTGAAAGATGTTTTGGAGAAAGAACCAGAAAGAAAGATTTTGATTTTATCAGAAAGAAAGAACCAATTGAAGGATTTGGAACATTTCATTAAAAACGAAGAGATAGCATCTTATGGTTATTACATTGGAGGAATGAAAATGAGTGATTTAGACATTTCAGCAACAAAGCAAATCATTTTAGCAACTTATCAAATGAGTAGCGAAGGATTAAATATTCCTACTTTAAATACAGTTATTTTAGCCAGTCCAATTGGAGATATTCAACAATCTGTGGGGAGAATATTGAGAGAAAAAAAAACAGAAAGAAAATATATTCCATTGTGTATTGATATTTATGATAATTTTTCTTTATTCAAATTTAAAGGAAATAAAAGAATTAATTATTATAAAAATAATGGCTATAAGATCAATACTTATATTGATGAAGAATTGGTTGTGAGTGAAGAAGAACAGCCAGAAAATGGGGGGAAATGCGCATTTATTAATGATGATGACGATGATTAAGATAATTGTTGTTGTTCTTCTTTGATAGTTTGAATATTGATTTGATTATCTATGATATCTAAATATTGATAATTTTTTTTTCCGAATGCTCGTGAAATACCAGTATCGCAATACCAGATTTGATTATCTTTTATAATAATTTTTTCTGAACAAGTATGACCAACAAACATATAAGTTAATCCAAGTTCTTTAAATAAAGCTTCTGTTTCTTCTTTATTATTTTCAATTCTATTCCATAAAATACCGGAACCGCCAATAATAATATTATCAACAATTTCTTTATCATTAATATTTATTTTTTCATTTTCTAAATAATTTTTCCAGATTTGATTAATATATTTCAAATCTTTATTATATTTTTTCAGAAGATTGAGATGATGGATATTAAAACGAGCATGACAAAATAGCAAGTCTCCTATTTTAAAAACTAATGGTCTCTTCGCTAATATCATTGCCAACGACCCTTTCGGTTTAAATAAATTAGCTCTTAAATCAGAACTGCTATTTTCAGAAACATAGGAGAAATCGCCGATAATATTCATAAGTTCGTGATTGCCTATTAAAGAAATACAATAACCACCTTTGCCTCTGGCAATCATATTTAAATTTTCTGTGAAATAGATCATCTCATAATCTTTCAATTTCTCCCAATTCTCATTTGTTGTTCGATTTAAGCTGTCAATTTGATCACCTAATTGAACAATAATAGTTTCAGGAGGTTCTGCGATCCATTCAAGATTATTATTGATAATATTAGCATGAACAAGAATATTTTTAAATCTTCTAACATCTCCATGCATATCTCCAATAATTATAATTCTCTTATGGGATGGCAATTCATTTAAATAATCCATATACATCCGCTTTTAAATCTAATAATTGATATAAAGATTTATTTTATATATCTTTTTAATGATTACAGTCATTCTACTATTTTTTCTATCAACTATCCAAGGATTTATTCTTCCTCAATTTGTGCGAGAATGGCATCCAATAGGAATTGAAAATCAAATTGACAGAAGTAAGCCATTTGTATTTAATATTGGAAAATTGCCGATGGTTTTATGGTATGATAAGAATGATCCAATTGCAACTTTGAATATTTGCAAACATCTGGGGGCAAAATTGGACAATGCTATTATTAATAATGGTTGTTTGCATTGTTCAAATCATTTGACTGGATATAATCAAACTGATGCATTAGGAAAGGTTGTTTCTAAAAATGGGATGCTTTGGTGGAGTTTTAAGAGCTATACAAGAAATCCAATTTCCAATTTTAAGAAAGAAGAAAAAAAACTTGATATTCATCATATTGATATTAATGTAAATCTGTTAAATGTAATTTTAGAATTTGTTCATAGTAATAATAAGATTAAAGCAAGAGCCAGGAAAAATAAGTTTCTATTTTATGAGAAGTTGTTTAATGCTGAACATCGATTTTATTATAAATATCCTTATTATTTGAAAGGATCCATTAATAATAAAATTAATTATACAATAAACTTCTTGCCATTAGAAGAAAATAAAACAAGACTATTTATAACTATTGCTAATAATATTGATGCTAAAGTTTTTATGAATTATTTTTTAAATGCAAAATTGAATAATCTTAATAATTATGACAACAATACAACTAATTTAAAGTATATGATTATGTTCAAAGAGCATAACGATTATATTAAAAAAATATATATGTTATTTGATAAATATTCATTTCCAAATGAATTTACAATTTCATGTTTTTATAAGTATCGTCAATTTTATTAAAAAATTCTTATTTTTGTAAAACGGCTAGAAATAATCCGTTCATTTCTGTTAATCTAATTTCATGAATAATTTTCAGATTTAAATAATGAATAGCTCTTATTATTTTCAAGTTTGAACAATCAGCAATTAATATAAATGTGTCATCTAAAAAATCATAATAATATTCAAATTTTTTATAACAACATTCATTAGAATTGTTTAGATGATAAATATTAAATTTATTTTTGAAAATTGTTTTATCTAATTTAAAACAATCTTTATCTATAAAATAAGCATTATTATTTTCTTTATAGGCATAAAAATTATATAAAAATTCATCTTTATTCTTTTTAAATTCTGACCAATTATTTACACAAACATAAAGCCTCATATTATTATCGCATAATGCCGCAGTATTTGCATTATGACATCCTATTTCTAAATATCGAGCATCATAAAAACTGGCAATGTTATTATAAAGATGTTTTGATTTTATTTCTTCATCTCTGCTTATTTCAATAATATAATTATCAATTTTAGAAATATTATTTTCAGCATCTTCAATAGACCTTATTAAATGTTCTTTTAAGTCCATTGATTATATTTAAAGATAATTTGGGAATGTCTTTAAGTCATTTTTTATTTTTGTAAAACGGCTACGAATAAACCATTATGATATTCAGTTTTATTTTTATTTGAAACAATTTCAATTTTATGAATAATTTTTAGATTTAAATCTTTGATGGCATTTAATGTTCCATTTTTAATATCATCAGTTCTCCAATCATTGACAATGTATATGAATGTATTTTCTAAAACATCGTAATAATATTCAAGTGCTTTATATAAACTTTTATAAGAACTGTTGCCATCATACAAATAAACATTCAATTTTACTTTAAAATTTGTTAAATCATATGTGAAACAATCATTTTCTAAATAATATGCATTATTGTTATGTAAATAATTATAGATATTATTTAAAAATTCATCTTTATTATTTCCAAATTCACACCAATTATCAATACAAAAAAATAATTTTATTTTATTATTACACAGAGCCGCGCAAGCTGTGCTTCCTTTATAAGAGCCTATCTCTAAATATCGACAATCATCAAAATTGGCAATGTTATTATAAAGATGTCTTGATTTTATCCCAGACATTCCAACCATATTAATAACATTATCATCAATCTTTGATTTATTATTTTCAGCATCCTCAAATGCTTTTATTAAATGTTCCTTAAAATCTATCATCTTTATTTAAAGATAATTTGGTAATGTCTTTAAGTCATTTTTTTATAATCTTTATTTAAACTTTAATTGGAGAATTAGTGTTATAATGAAGTTGTTAATATTTGGTTCTAGAGGTTGGATTGGATCTATGTTTATTAACTATTTAAAATCCAATGGTATCAACTTCATAGAAACAAATGCGAGGGCTGATAATGAAGCTCTCGTTAATGACATTATCTTATTACATTCTCCATCTCATATTATCAGTTTTATTGGAAGAACTTATGGGGATAATTGCAATACTATTGATTATTTAGAGCAAGATGGAAAATTGGTAGATAATATTAAAGATAATTTATTTGCTCCAGTTGTCTTATCTATGTTAGCTCAAAAACACAATATTCATTATACTTATCTTGGAACTGGATGTATTTTTAACAATGATACAAATAATGCTAATCATTATATTTATGATGAAAATGACAATGCTGATTTTTATGGTTCATCTTATTCAATTGTTAAAGGTTTTACAGATCGATTAATAAAATTAAATGCAAATGCTCTAAATTTGAGAATAAGAATGCCAATCGTTAATTATAATCATTCTAGAAATTTTATTACAAAGATTTTAAATTATAATAAAATCTGTTCAGTTCCTAACAGTATGACAGTATTGGATTGTTTTTTCCCTGCTATTTTAGATATGATCAAGAATAAAAAAACGGGAACTTTTAATCTTGTCAATCCTGGGATAATATCACATAACGAAATTTTAGAAATGTATAAAGAGATTGTTGATCCTTCATTTACATGGGAAAATTTCACAATTGAAGAACAAAATAAAATCCTAAAATCAAAAAGATCAAATAATCATATGGATACAAATAAGATAATTGCATTATATCCAGATATTCCAGATATTAAAACAGCCATTCGAAATTGTTTGATCAATATGAAAGAAAAATAAAAAGATTATTTTTTAAATTTGGATATTAAACCCAATGTAATGGTATAAAAAAACAATACACCAATATATATTATTGATGAATATATAAATGCTTGTGTATAATATATATTCCAATAAATTGATAATACATATGAATATAAACTATTAGTAATAATAATATTAGCAATCATATTAATATTTTTTTCTACATTTTTATCAAGTTTCATTTTTATAAGATTGTTATTGTTATAGCGATTTACTTTAACTGGCAATTTATTTATATTAGATGCTGTTGGCATTGGCATTATAAATGCAGAAGCAATATTTATAAATAATAGAAATTTTGATAATGAAATAAATGATACCATTTGATTTAATTCATATCATTATCTATTTTTTATATCCAAACATTATTCTGGTGTGTCGTCTTTAAGCTTTGATATTAAAAATAATGTAAGATTATATAATATAAATGAATATATAAATGACTGTGGATAATATATATTCAAACATTTTGACAATAAATATGAATATGTAGTAATACCAATAATATCAATACCTACCTTTACATTATTATCAAGTTTCATTTTAATGTTATTGTTATTGCGATAGCAATTTACTTTAACTGGCAATTTATTTATATGAGATACTGATGGTAGTGGCATTATAAATGCAGAAGCAATATTTATAAATAACAAAAATTTTGATAATGAAATAAATGATACCATTTGATTTAATTCATATCATTGTCTATTTTTTATATCCAAAAAAGACTTAAGGATATTTTGGGAGTGTCTTTAAATGAATTTGATAGGTGGAATAATGGGAATATTATAAATATCAGCCATTCCAGATATCAACAATTTTATATAATCATATTCATCATAAATAGATATCATAGGAAAATCAATAAACACTTTTTCAATAAAATAATTATTTTCTATTTGTATACTAAATCTATTATTTAATATATATTCTGGTAAATTATTTGTTAAATTATGTTTTACCATTCTAGTTCCTTTATTTTTATCTAATTCATAAAAATATTTTGATGAATAATAATATTCAAATCTATTATAGCCAGGATTAATTACTTTTATAATATTATTATTATAATAGTAATCTATATCATATATATAATTTAATATTTCTTCACTATTATTTTTATTAATACCATAACCACCATATTTATCACAATCATACGAATAATAGCAATAATATAATAAAGATGATTTGCCATATAAATAAGTTCTTTTAATTGAAGGACTATTATTAATAGTTTTTGAAGGAATATTACACATAAATTTATATGGATGTTTATTATAAATATTAATTGGATTTGGATTATTTATTATTATTTTATTATCAAATAAATATTCTATAAAATAATCATAATTATAATACGAATTATCAAAAATTCCTATATTAGAATATTTGTAATATAAATAATTTACATCATTTTCAGTTTTTTCATAATATTTATAATAAGTATAATTATATTTATAAATACTATAATTATAAATATTCTTATCATTATTAAAAATTGAAGAAAATTCATTTAAGCTTTGTTGAAAATATTTAGATTTATTATTATATTCTTCTGTTAAATTTGGTTCAGTATAAGTATAATCAATTTCTAGATTGTTTTTAATGATTTCATAGATTGGGTTTTTGATTATATTTTCTTTATAATTTCTATAAATATAATGTGAATAATCATAATAATTATTGTTTTCATCATAGTCAGAATATAAATGAGTTTTTATAATGTTATCCCTATTCTTATAATAGTCTTCATTTTTGTCTAAATAATTAAATGATACTTCTGATTTATCATAATCAATATTGATCAAATTATTAAACAACTCTTCATTATTAATCCTAATAATTCTTTTTAAACAATTGAAATCATTTGAATATCCATTTGCTTCTAAATGGGATGATTTCAAATTGATAAGATTATCATAATTTGGAATATAAGATTTGATTAATTGCATTGCTTTCTCTTTCTTCATTTCTTTTTTCTCTTTTTCTTCTTCCTGAAGTTTAAGTTTTTCTTGTTTCATTTGAATATCTTTTTGTTCTTTCTTCTCTATTTCCTTGTTTTGCTTGAAATAATCAATAGACAATCTAATATTTTTAAGTTCATTCAATTCATCGTTTCTATTATCTTTAATAGTTTCCTCTAAATTAGAAACCATGAAATCACTCATTGTTTCTGTGTAATTGTTTAAAGTATTGATAATTCTTCGTGAATTTGTGGATATGATCTTAACATCATCTTTTGTATTAATATTCAAGAACAATACAATCAAAATAGAAATTATAATAATTGCATTCAAAATTATTTTAAGAACCTTTGATTTATTCACTTGAGTTGTGAAATCGAATTGCGTGTAATTAAACATTGCTTTTTTTATATTTAAATTTTCAAAATCCAAAAATCATTTTTTTAATATTTAAGGATATTTTGAAAGTGTCTTTAAATGAATTTAAAAAATATGATTATTGTTATAATGAAAAAGATTAATGTTTATATTAAATAAAAAATTTATTTATGTTAAAACCAATAAAGATTGGGATTATGAAGATAAATATAAATATGGTGTAACTCAAGATTTATATAAAAGACTTAACGATTTTAAAGAAAGTTCATCATATAAATTTAATTATGCTTATATATTTGAAATAATAAAATTAGAACCTATTTATTTTAAAAAATTTAATTATAAATCAATTGATAAAATCTTTAGTATTTTATTAAGAAAAAATATTGAAAAATTAAAAGATATTCCAAATCTTATTTTAATCAAAAAATATTTAGTTGATAATGATTGCAATGCTGGTGAAGAATTCATTTATAAATCTGGAATAGACTTATTTATAAAAATCTTATTAGAAGATTTTAAATCAATTGGAGTTATTATTAAACAATTAGATATTAATGAAGTCAAAAATATAAATTCTATTATCCATTATTATAATTCTCAAATAACCAATCATCAAAACAAAAATAATTATGATATTAATGATGTTAATGATGATGTTAATGATAATAAAAATGAAATAATACCATTTGATTATCAAGAACAAATATTAATCAATATTGAAAAATTCTATAATAAAAATAATATAGGAAAATTAATCCATTCTTGTGGATTGGGAAAAACAATTACAGCAATATTTATAATCAAAAAACTGGGATTTAAATTAAATTTAATTGGTGTTCCTTCTATACAATTAAAAGAACAATTTGGAAAAGAAATTGAAAAAATTATAGATAAGTCTATTGTTATTTATCTTGATAATAATGTAACTTATATTAAAAATTATATCAAAAAAACAGATGAAATTATATTTATTATAACTACTTATCATTCCTGCTATAAATTGAAATCAATTGAATTTGATTTTAAAATTGGAGATGAAGCACATCATTTAATTGGTTCAAATGATGATAGTGAAACTGCAAAATTTGTTGAATTTCATAAAATAGTATCTAAAAAAACATTATTTATGACTGCAACAGAAAAAATTGTAAATAATGCATCTAATCAAATATATTCAATGGATAATATAAATCAGTTTGGAGAATTGATTGATGAAAAGTCCGTTAAATGGGCTATTGAAAATAATAAAATTACAGATTATAATTTATGTTTAATCAGAAATACAAAAGATGATTTATTAATTATAATAAAAAAATTAGAAATAGATGAAAATCATATAAATTTATTTATGTCTGCATATATGGTTCTTAAAATGTTTGAAAAGAATGAAATGAAAGTAAGTCATACATTAATTTATACTAATACTATAGAAAGTGCTAATATTATTAAAAAATATATTGATATTATTGTTTCTAAAAATATGATTAATGGAATAACTGCTGACAATATTTATAATAAATCATTACATTCTAAAAACTGCTCTAATATTACTAATGAACTTAAAGAATTTATAAAAAGTCCATATTCTATTATAAATTGTGTTTATTTATTTGGGGAAGGTTTCAATTTACCCAAATTAAATTCAGTTTGTATTGCTGAAACTATGACAAGTGAAATTAGAATAATTCAATATGCATTAAGACCAAATAGATTAGACAAAGAAAATCCAAATAAAATTGCTACAATTATGATACCTTATATTGATGTTGAAGATGATTTTAATATGAAAATTAAAAGAGTTATCACTGATATTGGATTATCAGATGAAGGAATTAAACAAAGAATAAAATTATTAAATTTTAAAGAAATTCATAAAAAAGAAGTTTCAATAAATCCTATAATCTCAAAAAATATAAATAATTTTGATTTAATTGAAGATGCAGGGGAATTAATGAAAATCAAATTTAAATTAAGATCAAGATTATTTTATAAAGAAAAAGATGAATACAATGATATGATTAAGTTAAATAAAGAATTTAATTATAAATCAAAAGATGATTATTATAATCTTAAAAGTATTCATCCTAATTTTATGGAAGATCCAAAATCATATTTTGATAAATATGGATTGTGGAAATCTTGGTATGAATTCTTATCAATAAATACAGATAATATTATAAAAACAAAAGAAGATTGGATAAAAAGATGCACAGAACTTAAAATAACATCTGTTGAAGATTATTATAAAAAACAAAAAGAAAACGAAGAATTACCAGAAATACCAGAAGACCTTTATATAAATTTTTCAAATATTTATAATGAATTAGGACTATTTAAAAGAAGACGATAATTAATTTTTCTGTATAGCATCAATTAATTCTTCTTTTTTCAATTTGCTATATCCTTTAATATTAAGTTCTTTACATTTATTTTTGAGTTCTTGAATTGTCATTTCTGATAATTCTTTTTCTATTGATTGTTTTTCATCTACTTCTTCAACCTCATCAATTTCATAATTAGTTATTTTAGGAGCATCATTTGAAATAATAGCATCTTTTGCCAATTCTTCTAAATATTCCTTGAATAATTTTTCATCATTTTCAATTAATTCTTCTAATTCATCAACTTCATTAAATAAAGGTTCTAAAGCACTAATTAATGATTTGTTTTTTGGAATTTTAATCTTTAATTTTTCTAAATTTGATTTATTTATTCCTTTTATAACACTACCATTAGATTTATCAATTAAATATTTAGTATTTAATAATATTAAATAATATAATACTTTAATATTATTAATTAATTCAATATTATTTTTAATTATAAATATATGATCACTTGGATAAAATTTACAATTTACAAGAAAACAATTACCAATAGTTCCATTTCTTGCTATTAAAATATATTCACCATCAAATAAATAATAATCAGTATAACCTGTTATTTCTCCTGTTCCATAATAAGGATATAAACTTCCTTTTTTATTATCAGGTGGTTTATTTTTACCAGTTTTAATAAATTCGCATACACTTCCTAATTCTACTTCTTCACATTCTTCATTTTCAGTAATATAAATAATCTTATTTTTAATAGTTTCTGTTAATTCTTTTAGTTTATTTTGATTATTTCTTTTTCTATCAAATGGAATTGAAATTTTATTAACAATTTCATTTAATTTTTCTTCAGTTTTTTGAATAGGAATTTGAATATTTGATAATAGTTCTTTTGAAATATTTTTAATAGTTGAACCTGTCATTTTTAATATTATATTATTCCAAAGATTGGTTAAAATGAAATATAAATATTTTGTATTATTATTTTTATAAATAATTCTAAACATATGAGAAGAACAACTATATTTATTATTAATATAATGAATGCAACTTTCCCCACCATCGCCAATTAAAATAACTTCTTCATTATAATCAGCTTCATTACATTTCTTTATTACTTCGCTTGATGTATAGAAATTATAAATTCCATCTTCACTTGCAAATGATGCAGGTCTTTTGCTTTTGGGTAAATATTCGCATATATCTCCTAATTTTACTAATTTATAATCATTGCCACAAATTAATTCTTTTTTATCATAGTCTTTATAATTTAGAGAATATGATTTTTCTTTGATTTCATCAACATTAACAGTAGAGATAATAGGATTGTCAATGGAATAAATATCATCTTTATATTCACTAATAATGATATTTCCTTCTTCATCTTCTTCAAATTTATCATCTTGAAATTTATTGACGATCAATTCACTAAATGTAATTTCTGTTGTTTTTTCTTCTGTATTTTTGAATATAATTATTGAAGTCTTTGTTGTTGTATTTTCAAATTGATCTGCAGGAACGCTAATAATATCAGTTACATTATAATTATCAATTAATACTTTCCTTATTTTTGAATATTTGCTATCGAAAAATACGCCTTCTTTTAGAACACCACAACAAATACCATTTATTTCTATCAAATCCATAAGAAGAATTAGAGAACAGGCTTCTTTATCTTTTGCATCTAAACAATATTCTTTGCAAAATGCCCTAATTCTTTTAGAACAACTATCTTTATTTACTTGTAATTTATCACTTCTTATTTTATCAAATTTATTCAATTCTTCAATTTCTTTTAATTGTTTATTTCTTTTAGCTTTAATATCATTGTCTGTTTCTTGTTTAAGAAGTTCTTTAATATGATTTTTAATTTTATCTCTTTTTAATTGTTCTTGGTTTTTAATTACTTTATCACCACCATAAGGCGGATTTGAGATAACATAATTAAATTTTCTATTTGAAAAATCATTTTTGAAAGAATTTTCAACTTTTAAATTATCTATAGGAACTATGTTTCCATTTGATAAACAGAAGAATTCAAGACCAGCAGATTTAATAACATCATCATTAATATCATAATGATATATATTATTAATTTCTGTTGTCCAATCAATTTTAGGATAATTTGAATTAATATAATTCATATATTCTACAGTAAAACCTCCACTTCCTGCAAATGGATCAATAAATGTTCCAAATTTATCAATTTTGATTTTATTGAAAATAAAGTTTGTAATATGTCTATCTGTAAAATATGCACCTAATTCAGAAATTGCACTTCTATCTCTTCCAATGAAATATTCATATACTTTACCAGACAATAAAACATTTGATGTTTTTTCAATTTTAGAAATAATATCAACTTCTAAAATTAATTGAGTATAAATAGAACCTTTAATATTTGTTGGTATCTCATAAAATAATATATGTCGGATTGAACTTTCATTAATATTATTTAAAATATCTTTTGTTAATAATTCTAGAATTATTTCATCTTTTTTTACATCATCTGATTTTGCTATTTTAACTAAATGTGAAAATTCACATTCAGGGCGTTTAAGATTTAACTTATCAATTAAATTAAATTCTTCAATTCTTTTTAATCCATAAATTAAATTAAAAATCTTTAAAGCAGTAGTTCCATAACCAGCTCCAGAATTTCTAATAAAATTATGGATCTCATGAATTTTATCTTTTAATGCATTTTTATTAGTTATAGAAACTGATAATTCTTGTTTAGATGCCATATTAATAATCATTTCATTGTATCTATAAAATCATTTTTTATTTATATAGACAAAAAAAGATATTTAAAGAAACCCCCAAATTATCTTTAAATGACAAAAAATTAATTTTGCCATTTTTCTCTTTGCATTCTCAGTGCTTACTTAACCTTCATTGCATCTTTGATAATGCTATACAATTTCTCGTATAGAAAATTATGAAAGCTGATTTTGCTTTTTTTGCGACGGGTATGCTCTGCAATGAACAGCTCAATA